TCAATAAATCCCATCATTGCGATCAACCTCATCCTTAACCATTGATGCGAGCAGTTCTTCCAGTTTCTGCGCTGACAGCTTTACCTGGTGATCTTCAGTATCTTCCCGGGCTATTGTGGTTCGCGCAGTGGCTGATTTTGCTGACATCACCACAGGGGGCAGACGGACCATTGAACCATGGCCTCCGGAACAAATAAGGGCAAAAATAACAACCACTATCGAAAGCTCACAAACTAACCGCAGCACGTTCCTGCATACGACGTGTCTGCGGCATAATCCCAATGATTACTCCCTGACAGGATTTGCAGGCCACTCAATATCAGGTGCAGTTGATGTATCAACACGATTCAACAATACCCGATATTTATTCCATGCCTCCAGCAACGATCTTTCTTCCTCCGTTGCGATTTCCAGATCTACAGCATCCTGCAGTGGCGCAATATACTCACTGAATTCCTGGATGTAGAACTGTGTGGTGACGGTCTTCCAGCCATTCGGCTCCTGCTGTATCGAAGCATACCAGGCTATTTCAATATCGCTATGCTGCGGCAGCATTTAACCCCTTGTAATTCATCGCCATAATTGATTTAATTCACAAATAAAACTATAACATGGTGAAATCAATGAAAAAAAACACAGATGATGGGGCTAAAATTTACACACCACTTACCCTAAAGCTTTATGACTGGTGGGTTTTGGGAGTATCAAATCGGCTTGCATGGGGATGTCCTACAAAGGAACACCTTCTTCCACACTTTCTGGAACATGTAGGTAACAACCATCTGGATATTGGTGTTGGAACTGGGTTTTACCTTACTCACGTACCTGAGAGTAGTCTGATATCTTTAATGGATTTGAACGAAGCTAGTCTGAACGCGGCATCTACAAGGGCTGGGGAATCAAGAATTAAACATAAAATTAGCCATGATGTTTTTGAACCTTATCCCGCGGCGTTACATGGTCAATTTGATTCCATTTCCATGTTTTACCTTCTTCACTGCCTGCCTGGAAATATATCTACAAAAAGCTGTGTAATACGCAATGCGGCGCAGGCCTTAACTGACGATGGAACTCTATACGGAGCCACAATTCTTGGCGATGGAGTTGTGCACAATAGCTTCGGTCAAAAACTGATGCGCATTTACAATCAGAAAGGCATCTTTTCAAACACAAAAGATTCCGAAGAAGGCTTAACACATATACTCTCAGAGCATTTCGAGAATGTTAAAACCAAGGTTCAAGGTACTGTAGTAATGTTTTCCGCTTCAGGGAAAAAATAGCATCCAACCGCAGCACGTTCTTGCTTAAGACGTGCTGCGGCATAATCCCAATGATTACTCCCTGACAGGGTTCGTAGGCCACTCAATATCAGGTGCAGTTGATGTATCAACACGGTTCAGCAACACCCGATACTTTTTCTAGGCTTCCACCACCAGCACGACAAGATGCCGCATACAGTGACCCAGTCAGTCCAGTTTTCAGACAACCAGTGCGTCACCTTTTTGAAGGCGCTTTAAAGCACGTTTTAATCCAGGTCGGCCTGTCCTTGTTCCGCTTAATTTATCTTCAAATATTTGTTCATATCCTGCACAAACAAGAGCGTTTCGTTGCAGATCTGTATTCTGGTCATTTGTTGATACCCTTACATAGCCAATCAGCACGCTGAATCTCCCGTCCAAAAGCACAAATCATGCCATGCAGGCCAGAAACCGCCATTATCTAAAACCTCGGTTTACGAGAACTCGGCACAAGAGGGGAGAAAATACCGTTACTCAGTACAGCGAATACCTGGACTAATCGACAAACATTCAGCAGTGGCCTTTCTGGTGAACTATCCGGCAATGCTTCTACAGCTGCAAAATTAAAAACTGCCAGGAAAATAAGCAATGTGGCTTTTGATGGTTCCTCCGATATCACATTAAAAGCAAGTCATGTTGGTGCGTTTGCCTTAGGGAAAACAGGAAGCACCGTTGCGAATGATAAAGCAGTTGGATGGAACTGGAGTAGCGGAGCCTATAACGCAACTATTAGTGGTGCATCAACGTTAATTATTCATTTTTATATGGGAGAAGGAAGTTGTCCTGCAGCTCAGTTTCGGATTAATTATAAAAATGGCGGTATTTTTTATCGTTCAGCCCGTGATGGTTATGGTTTTGAAGCCGACTGGTCCGAATTTTACACCACCACCAGAAAACCTTCAGCAGGAGATGTTGGTGCACTGCCGTTATCTGGTGGTCAACTGAATGGTGCACTGGGTATCGGAACATCCAGTGCTCTTGGCGGTAATTCGATTGTATTGGGTGATAATGACACGGGCTTTAAACAAAATGGCGATGGTAATCTGGATGTTTATGCTAATAACGTCCATGTTATGCGCTTTGTCTCCGGCGGCATTCAAAGTAATAAAACCATAAATATTACAGGGCGTGTTAACCCCTCGGATTACGGTAACTTTGATTCCCGTTATGTGAAAGATGTTCGACTTGGTTCACAGCAATATTATGGAGTGAACAACTGGCAAACATGGAATTTCCAGTGCCCTTCAGGTCATGTATTGTCTGGTATTAATGTTCAGGATACAGGGTCTAACTCTGCCGATAATATAGCGGGCGTTTATTACAGACCCGTTCAAAAGTATATAAATGGCACCTGGTATAATGTAGCGAGCGTTTAATATGATGCACTTAAAGAACATAAAAGCGGGTAATGCTAAAACACTGGAACAGTATCAGTTAACAAAGAAACACGGAGTTATCTGGCTTTACTCTGAGGACGGAAAAAACTGGTATGAGGAAGTGAAAAACTTTCAGCCAGACACCATAAAGATTGTTTACGATGCAAATAATATTATTGTCGCCATCACCAGAGATGCCTCCACGCTTAATCCCGAAGGTTTTAGCGTCGTCGAGGTTCCCGATATAACGGCCAATCGTCGGACCGATGATTCCGGTAAGTGGATGTTTAAGGACGGAGCTGTGGTTAAACGGATTTATACGGCTGACGAACAGCAACAACAGGCCGAATCACAAAAGGCCGCATTGCTTTCCGAAGCTGAATCAGTCATCCAGCCGCTGGAACGCGCTGTCAGGCTGAATATGGCAACAGACGAGGAACGCACACGACTGGAAGCATGGGAACGCTACAGTGTTCTGGTCAGCCGTGTGGATACGGCAAATCCTGAATGGCCACAAAAGCCTGAATAAAAATTAAGGCCCGATAGCGGGCCTTCTCTCATTCTGGTTGTTCTGGAAACGTTACTGGCAGTCTGGAGGTGTCTGTGGATTCAACCTTCTGCGCATAGAGCATCCACTCGGTTAATTTTTGTTTATTCTCATCGGAAATGATGCCCAGCCGTAGCTGAGAGTCCCACAGCTGGGTTTTATCCCTGACGAGCTGCAGCAGGCTCTGCTTTTCATTTTCCGCTTGTTGCCTTTGCTCTTCCTCGGTATAAGTTCGCTTTATCACCGCACCATCTTTGAACATCCAGTTGCCCGAAATATCAGCCCGGCGATTTGCTGTAATATCAGGCAACTCAACGACACTTAAACCTTCTGGATTAATTGCTGATACATCCTTGTCTATAGCAATAATTATTCCCTCAACTGTGTAAGCCAGTTTTATTGTATCCTCCTGAAAGTTTTTTAATTCCTCATACCAATTTTTTCCATCTTCGGACCATAACCAGATAACATCAAAATTCTTTGTTAGCTGGTATTGTTCAACGGTTTTTGGATTACCTGCGACAATGTTTTTTAAATGCTGCATGATTATACCTGCGATACGTTATACCATGTTCCGTTAATTAACTTTTGTATTGGTCTGAATACTGCCGGATCATCACCATCGACTTCACCGATAATACCAAGCCCCGTGATTACATGGCCTGATTTTTCATACATCACGCCTTTCTTCATGGTCTGAACAACTCGTGTGCCAAGTCTGACATCTCTCACATAGCGGGAATCAAAGTTACCGTAATCCGAGGGGTTAACACGCCCTGTAATATTTATGGTTTTATTACTTTGAATGCCGCCGGAGACAAAGCGCATAACATGGACGTTATTAGCATAAACATCCAGATTACCATCGCCATTTTGTTTAAAGCCCGTGTCATTATCACCCAATACAATCGAATTACCGCCAAGAGCACTGGATGTTCCGATACCCAGTGCACCATTCAGTTGACCACCAGATAACGGCAGTGCACCAACATCTCCTGCTGAAGGTTTTCTGGTGGTGGTGTAAAATTCGGACCAGTCGGCTTCAAAACCATAACCATCACGGGCTGAACGATAAAAAATACCGCCATTTTTATAATTAATCCGAAACTGAGCTGCAGGACAACTTCCTTCTCCCATATAAAAATGAATAATTAACGTTGATGCACCACTAATAGTTGCGTTATAGGCTCCGCTACTCCAGTTCCATCCAACTGCTTTATCATTCGCAACGGTGCTTCCTGTTTTCCCTAAGGCAAACGCACCAACATGACTTGCTTTTAATGTGATATCGGAGGAACCATCAAAAGCCACATTGCTTATTTTCCTGGCAGTTTTTAATTTTGCAGCTGTAGAAGCATTGCCGGATAGTTCACCAGAAAGGCCACCGCTGAATGTTTGTCGATTAGTCCAGGTATTCGCTGTACTGAGTAACGGTATTTTCTCCCCTCTTGTGCCGAGTTCTCGTAAACCGAGGTATTCGATAACGGCAGCAACGGTCGATTTCGCAAGAATATCCCGCCCGACTTTTGTCAGGGTTGCCAGGCTGGCGACATCATTCCCCGTAAAATACGGAAACTTGCCTGCCGCAGTAGTAAGTCCGGCCAGCGCCGTCAGGGTGGCATCTTTCGGTTGCTTACCCGCAAGCGCGTTAGTCATGGTGGTCGCAAAATTCGGGTCGTTGCCCAGCGCCGCAGCCAGCTCGTTCAGCGTGTTCAGTGCATCAGGTGACGAATCTACAAGGGCGGCAATCGCAGCCATAACGAAAGCCGTGCTTGCGATTTGGGTATTATTCGTTCCCTGTCGCGCAGTTGGTGTTGTTGGCGTTCCGGTCAGTGCAGGACTATTTAAGGGCGCTTTCTTGTTCGTTTCACCCATTACCGCCTTAACCGCTTTTGGCGTTGCCGCCAGTGACTCGGAAGTGCTGTTGGTCGCACTGCTGAGCTGTACTATCCCCTTTTTCGTCGTGCTCGCATCCTCCAGCGCCACGGCGGATGCAATATCCTCTGCCCGTTTTGCTGCTGTCTCGGCGCGCGTTGCCGCGGATTCAGCAGCAACTTTGCTCTGAGATGCAGCCGTCGCACTGCCTGCCGCCTCTGATGCTTTCGTTGTTGCTGTCGTGGCACTACCTTTCGCTGCTGACGCCTGTCTGGTCGCCTCATCTTTTGAAGCAGACGCCGATGATGCCGATGACGCCGCTGAACTGGCTGACGATGCGGCTGCCGCCTTAGAGGAAGCAGCATTGTCTGCTGAAGTCTTTGCATTTGTTTCAGAGGTTTTTGCTGCAGAAGCAGACCTCGCTGCTGCAGTGGCTTGCTCAGTGGCTTTGCCAGCCTTCGTTGTGGCTGTTGAAGCGGATGATGCGGCGCTTTCTGCCGATTTTCCGGCGGCGGTGGCACTGGCTGAGGCCTGCCCGGCACTTGTTGACGCGGCACTGGCAGATAATGCAGCCGCTGTTTTTGAACCTGCCGCAGCTGAGGCGCTCTGTCCCGCTGCTGTTTCAGAAGACTTAGCGTTCGTCTCGGACGTTTTTGCCGCCTTCGCGGAATTTCCTGCCGCCGTTGCCGAGGAAGCTGCACTACTGGCACTTGATGATGCATTCGTTTCTGAAGATTTCGCTGCCTCTTTTGAGGCCGCCGCACCCCGTGCCGAGGTGGCAGCTTCTGACGCCTTCGTGGTCGCTGTGGATGCAGAAGTGGCTGCCGATTTTTGTGATGCTGCGGCATTCGTTTCTGACGTTTTCGCGGCACTGGCACTGGTAGCTGCCGCGCTTTTTGATGACTCTGCAGCAGCAGCACTTTTTGATGCCTCAGAGGCTTTTGCTGATGCCGTTCCTGCGCTGGAAAAAGCCTCCTGAGCCGACGTCGCGGACTGTCCGGCTGACGTGCTGGCTGCACGTGCTGAGCCTGCAGCATCAGTCGCATGGGTTGCCGCCTCACGGGCTGATGTGCTGGCATCGCCGGCTGACTTCTTCGCGGCTGCCGTGTTCTGTGCCACTGCGGACGCGTTACGCGCCACCTCTTCCACCATCACTTCAAAACGGCGCAGTGCCTCCGGTCGGACATCATCCTCCGTCATGGCACCGAGAAAATCATTCAGCGTACCTGGTCTGGAACCTTCATAGACGGTAATGGTCCCGGCATGTGAAGGCGGAAAACCTTCAACCAGCAGGGTGACGCTGTACTGACCATGCTCAACATCCATGCTGTAACGTCCGGCTTCATCCGGATTTTCAGAGGCCACCGTGTTCACCACCACCGTGCTGCTGGTTCGTCTGGCCTTCAGCACAATGGTGCAGTTCTGTACTGGTTTTCCTGTGCCATCTTTAAGCACGCCAGAAATTTTTACTGTCATACTTTTCCACCAATAAAAAAAGCCCGCAGCAGTGACGCCACGGGCTTCAGGACAGTGTAACTTTACGTTTCCTCAAACGCAGTTCACCCCATAAGGTGGATGAACCTGCGTATCATAACAATATTTACAGAAGATAAATCGGCGTCTGTTGTCAGAAACGGTATCCGATACCAACAATAAATGCATCCGTTCGCCAGTCGCCACTACCGGAACCTTCATAAGCAAGGTCAATGGTCACGGATTCGGTCGGGTTAAACTGCACGCCAGCTCCCCACGCCAGAGACGTGTTGCTGTGGCGACCGTCATCACTTCCGGTCAGCACGTCGTGCGTTTTCCCCTTGTTGTCAGTTACGCGGAGATAATCCCCGGAGAAAGTCGACACACGGCTGTAAGCCATACCCGCCATCACATACGCGCTGAACCATTCATTCACGCGCACAGACGGCCCCGCCATCACGCTGAACCAGCGGTTACGCACGGAATCTTCATGCCAGCGGGTATCGCTGTAGTGCGTTTTTTGCTCATCCTCAGCATTGGCATAACTGAAGGACGTAATCAGCCCCAGCGCGTCCGTAAACTCATAACGGTATTTCACGTTAATCCCGTTCAGATTATCGCTGCCGGGAGCGTTCGTACGGGCATGAAGATACCCCGCGCTCAGTGTGGACTGATGTTCAGACGCCCATGCAGGCGCACCGGATACGGACAGACAGATGGCTGCGGACAAAATGGCTGCACAAACTTTACGCATAATTACCTCTCGCTTTTCTGCAATAAAAAAGGCGCCATTTCTGGCGCCCGTATATGGGTTATAAAATTCAGCTGATACTGATGCCTGCGGTGGCTTTCTTCATCACCACAACCAGCAAATCGCTGATGCTTGCTGTGGGATACCAGTTATTCACCAGCCATGCTAACACCGAAAACTCCAGCGTCATGTGACCGTGACCGGCAGGCATATCAATAACACCACTGTAAATCAGCGTATTATCCAGCGCGGTACGGTTATAAATTTCAGCACCGTTTTTCCGCACTATCAGACGGCATGAGGAGTAAATATCAGTATGCTCTCTCTCATGCTTAGCGCCACTGAATGCCACCGCCGGAATAACAATTTGCCGGTCAAACGGCTGATCGTCATAAACCCTGACGGTAATGGTCCCTGATGGCCACCGCTCCGGTGCACGGGAGTCCCGGGGGAAAGCTTTGCCCACTGTTTTAACGAGATCGCCTTCAATCTGGTTGGCGGACAGTTTTCCCAGAACCCGACAGTTCTCGTTAATCGTGACGTTGTTGAGCGTCCCGGAGTTCGCATTCACGTTACCGCTGATATCGGCATTTTTCGCCGTCAGCCGCCCGTCCGGTGTCAGGGAAAATGCCGGAGGATTACCGCCGCTGGTAATGGTGGGAGCCGTCAGGCGTTTCAGGAACACGTCGTTCATGAATATCTGATCGCCCTGACCAACAAACATCGGCTTTGTGTTGCCATTCGCAGGATTAATCATCGCAATCCTGTCTGCCGCCAGCAGCACCTGACTCTGCATTCCTGCTGGCGTATTCTCAATACCGGCACCAATACCCGCGATATAAAGGCGTCCGTCCTGCATCTGCTGCAGCTTCACAGCCCACATGCTGTTCAGGTTATTATTTGTATCAACCTGAACCTTCTGTATCTGCTGGATTGCCGCACTCTGGTCTTCCAGTTTCTTATTGACAGTCTGCGTGATTTCATTGCTGACATCCGTAATGGACGTCCTGATTTCAGCCAGGTCAGGCGCAAGCTGATCGTTATCAATCTGCGTCCACAGCTCCTGAGCCAGATGGGTTTTCCCTATCTCTCCTTTGAAAAAATCCAGGTAACCTTCCGCATCATCGCTCGCCCGACCGACAGCCTCCACGAATGCCGATTTGCCAACAGTATTCACACTGCGGATATAAAAGTAATAATCATGGCCCGGCTTGATATTGATACTGGCAGCTATCCAGTACAGCGCCGAGCCAAGATAGCGGGCTGCGGTTTCAACCTGCCTGATATCCGCAATCCGCTTTTCCGAGAACCAGAACTCAAACTGTACCGTCGGGTCATAAACGGCAAGATGCGGCGTGGCGGTTATCTGAAAATAGCCCGGCGTCAGCTCAATCCGCGACGGTGCTGCCGGTGCGGCAATCCGGAAGGTGGTGGTGGCAGGTTCACCCTGCTGGCCATAGCTGTTTATCGCCCGCACCGTCAGGGTGTATTCCCCGAGCGGCAGGCCGCTGAAACGGTGCTCCGTGTCTGCGGTGATGGCGGTGGTCACCAGTCTGGCATCCGTTCCCTTACCACTGGTCAGGCGCAGACTGAAGCGCACACCCTTCACCACCCGCGGCGTGTCCCATTTCGCCTGCGCCAGATACTGGCCGTCAGCTGCGCTCACCTCCACCGTCAGGTGCTGCACTGCCGGTGGGATGACGCTGTTCAGGGAACCTGACTGCGGCTCAAAGCGGGCACCGTTATCCACGATGGCTTCTTTTTCCGGTACGTGCTGCACCGCCGTGATGGCAAAGGTGCCGTCCGTGTTTTCCCGGACGGAGACACAGCGGAACAGGCGACGGCGCAGTGACGGCAGGGAGAGTCCCCACACCCCGTATGTCTCCACACCATCAGGCAGGGTACTGACCTGTATCCGGTCCGGCGCGGGGTGTTCGGTGATGCCCACACTCACCGGCTTACCGCTGCCGTTAATCAGGTTCACCGTGGCGGCACCGGTCTCCGGAAGTGTCACTTCACGGTCCAGCGTCAGGGTGCGGGTGGCAGCATCAATGGACAGGACACGTCCGCCGGTCAGGGTCCCGGTATAGTCGTTATCACAGATTTCAATGATGTCACCGGGTGTGTGCCGCAGCCCCTGAGACCCGAGCGTGAAATCCACCGTCTGCGTTTCCAGCAGTTCGGTCTTTATCACCCACAGTCCGGCACGGTGGGCCTGACCGCGGCTGGTACAGCCGAACGCGTCCATCTTCAGCAGGTTGCGTCCGTAGCGCAGTATGGCTTCCGGGTCTTCCACCAGTTCCGTGGAGGTCTGCCAGCCGTTCTGCGGGTCGGTGTAATTCACCTCCACCGCCGTGTGCCGGTCCTTCAGGGCACTGAAGCTGTAGCGGAATCCCACGCCGTTATCATCCACCACCACATCGCTGTTGGTGTACGGCCACACCACATCCGACGGGCGGTCCTGAACGAACGTCAGCGTCTGACCGTTCCATACCGGCATACAGCGCATCGCAGAGCAGAAATCACTGAGAACGTCCCACGCCTTACGCTGTTGTGCCAGGTACGCATTAAAGGTCATCCGCGGCTCTGTCCCCCCGAAACCATCCGGGACCGTCTGGTCGCAGTACTGCCCGATGGCATACAGCGCCCACTTGTCCACATCCGCCGCCCCCAGACGTTTTCCCATGCCGTAGCGCGGGTGAGTCAGCATGTCCCACAGGCACCAGGCCGGGTTGTTGCTGTATGCCGGTTTCAGACTGCCGTCCCAGATACCACTGTACGTGCGTTTTTCCGGGTCATAGTTTGACGGCACCTGGATGATGCGACCGCGGATATGGTAGTTCACCGTCATCTGCTGGCCGCCGAACTGCTCCGCATCCACCTGCAGCCCCACAATGGCCGTGTTCGGGTAGCACTGTTTCACATCGATGATTTCGGTGTATGACGACCACAGCGTCTTATTCTGCAGCTGGTCCGTGGTGCTGTCCGCCGTCTCCCTGACCATCCGGATGTTAAAGGGCCGGGGAGGCAGATTATCCAGAATCACCGAGGCCAGGAACTGTGAGGTGGTCTTGCCGTTAATGGTGACGTCCTTTTCCGTCACCCAGCGGCCATTACGCTGTAACTGAATCAGAATCCGGACAGAGGAAGGATTACGGTCGCCCTTTGACGTGGTCTGCACCAGTGACTGCACCCCGAAGGTAACCCGCAGGCGGTCAATGTTCGCGGACGTAATGGTGCGCGTCACCGGTTTTGCCTTCGTCACTTCCACGCCCAGTCCGGTTTCAGCTCCGGAGGACTCAAAGCCTTCCGGTGGTGTCTGCTCCTGCTCCCCGGCGCGCCAGACCGCCGTCACACCGTGTATCACGGGATTACCGTCCGTGTCCGTCAGCGGGGTTTTGTTCACCAGAATACTCTGCAGGCCTTTCACCGGGCCTTCTATCGGTCCCTCACCAATCGCATCAATCACGCTCATCATCTGCGTGGATTTGAGATTGTCTTTCGCCTCACGCGGTGTGTGCGCCTTGCCGCCACCTTTGCCCATTACATCACCTCTTACCGTGATAATTGTTCACTCACAAAAACAACAGGCACCTCACCGGGTGCCTGCGTCATGACGGAATAAAATTTCTGAATATCTTCACATTTTCACACACTGACTGTGGCGCTTATAATTTCGCTGCGTTAGTGTTTTTTTGCCCGAGTAACAAAAACAACTCCTTCACATTGATCTTCATTTGTCTGTCCCCGCAGCTCCGCGATCACTGCGGGATTTTTTTATGTTTTATCCCTGTCGCCCGATAACCACGACCTTTCCGCCCCCGCCTTCATCACGGGTGCTGATGTCCTGGGATATACGGCGGGAGCCAACCAGCATTTCCCCGTAAGGCACCGGCATCGGGTTCCCCTGGGCAATCATGTTATCCAGCGAGGAAAAGTACGTGTTCTGTCTGCCGTTATCCGTTGCGCGGTAATCCGGTGTTTTTGCCTTCGGGGCCAGCATCTGGGCCACACCGCCCAGAATCATGCTGGCTCCAAGTGAAAACAGCATCGTGGTGGCAGAAAAACCACCGGCTGCCAGGGCTGAACCCCATAACGCCATTGATGCCCCGGCAGTGAAGAAAGAGCCCACGATGGCTGCCGCCCCCAACACAATCTGCAGTCCACCCTTTCCGGCCCCGGCCAGTCGCGGCACAATGTGGATGACCGTTCCCTCACCCAGCTGTTCGTGAAGGCGGGCGTACACCACCTCCGGTGCCGTGTCTTCACCGGCAATACGTATCTGGTACCAGCCTTCGTTCATCTGAAGGCGAAAGCCCGGCATCTGCATCGACAGGGCGCGAATGGCTTCCGCTGCCGTGTTCACATACAGGCTGAGGCGGCGGCCAAATCGTTGTAAATCCCCGTGAAGGCAGATGTGTGCCAGTGGCGGTGACGCCAGACAGAATGCGTTCGTCGTTGCCATTTTTCGGAATACCTCTCCCGTTTACTCAGTTGTTCAGGAATATGGTGAAGCAGTTCACCGTTGCCGCAGTAAATGGCGGCATGATTAGCCACCGATGCGCCGAAGCAGCACAGCAGGATATCGCCCGGCTGTGCAGAGGACAGGGGCACCCGGTAAAAGCCGGTGACCGCCATATTGTCCAGGTACAGGTTCTGGCCGTTGCGCCACCAGTCATCCTCGCGATGAAAATCCGGCATATCAATTCCCGCCAGATGGTATGCATCCCGGAACAGCGTGTAACAGTCCGTCACCCCGTGCTCAAAGCGCCGTCCTGTCAGATGTGGCACACAGCGGAATTTATGAATTTCCCCCCGGCAGACCAGCCACCAGGGCAGTGCGCTTTTTATCTGCAGCCGCCGGTCAGCCTCGCTCAGCCAGGGCAGCTCACCGGGATGACTGTGGACCAGTGCCACAATCTCCCCCTGCATCTCTGCCCGCAGCCAGTCTTCCGGTGCGATACGAAAATACGCCTCCGGCTCTGCGAAAATATTCACACAAGGGATATACCGCTCCCCCTCCGGCGTGCTTATCACGAAGCCGCACGACTCCGCAGGCGCACACCGCCGGGCATGCGCCAGAATCGCTGATTCAGTCTGTGTCATAAACCGGGATTTACTGCGAAAGTTTATTAATGGAAAGGAAACCGCCAAAATTGCCGACATTCCTGCGCAGTTCACACCCGCGCATGCACTTGCTGCATCTGTCCTTACGGATATCCGTGGTGGGTTTATCGAACTCATCCGCCACAGCCCCGCCCGTGTAACCACACTCATCAGAGCGGTAGGTCCACATACAGGTGTTCGCCAGCATGATACGACCGGGAAACTGCGCTCCGTCCGTCTCGGTCGGTGTGGCCAGCACAAACGAGGCCGTCATGGCTGTCAGCTGCGACATCTGCTCCACCACCCAGCGGTCGCTCAGCTCCTGCTCCGGGTCCGCTTCCGGATTGCCCGCCACAAAATTCACCGCATCCAGAAAACGGGCATACACCCGGCGGCGGACCACCGTGGCCCCCACCAGACTCTGCAGGTCTTCCGCCATCCCGGTGACAAGGCCGAACAGATTGGACACCGTCAGCGACGGTCTGGCACTGCTGCCTTTCCCGTTCATTTCAAAGCCGCTGCCATCAATCGGGTACGCCTCATACTTACGCCCCTGCCAGGTGACCGGCTCCCCTTTTTCATTCAGCTCATTACAGAAAAAATACCGCTCACCGCCCTGTACCGTCAGGTCGATTTCCCAGAGTACCACCCGCGGTGACTGCTCTGATTTAACCGACTCGTTCAGACTTTCTTCGTGAATATCCTGCATCAGTTCACCACCTGCTCAATCGTACAACTGAAATCACTGTACCTGGCGTTATCTGTGACGCTCCACTCCCGGCATACCACCCTCACCGTCCGGTTATGTTTCGGCGGTCGCCACAAAAAGGCACGGTAACCACCATGCCACGATAAAAACTCTTCCAGCCATCGCCGGGTCGCCTCATCCGTCACCCGGAACACCGCCTGAAACGTCTTCAGTCGGGCATTAAGTCCCGTCGGGCGGCGCTGTTCATAACCGTCACCAAACCGTACCCTCGCCACCGACGGTTTCTCACTCACCTGCATCCCTTCACGCGGGACCAGATGCAGCGTTTTTATCTCAGCCACTCAGCATTCCTCCGTCACGTCGCATGGACAGCATCACCGCCTGCACCCGCTGGTCAATCAGTTGCACAAGGCTGCCCGCAGCTTCCGGCCCTATCTGGCCATTAGTCCCGTCATTCTGAATGGCGATATGGTAGACCGGGGAATACACCAGACCTGCACTGCCGTTCATACTGCCCACCGCTCGCACACCCAGCGAGCCATCCGCCGCCCGGGTCAGGGGCATAATGGCTTCAGGACCGGCCTCCCCCATCAGTCCCGCCCCTTTTGCAAAGGCAAAGTACGTGGGCGTATCCACAATACTGTTGCTGTACGCACTCAGGTTTGCCGAGGTATACACCCCGCCTTTTGCATTGGCCACCGCACCGCCCAGCCAGCTACCAATACTGCCGATAAATCCTCCCGCTCCGGACATACTGTTTGCCGCCGTCTTGATCCCGTTGACAATCGCGGCATTCATAAGAACTTTTGATATTTCCTGCAGCACTGATGAGGCCCAGCTGCGCCATTCCACTTTATTTCCGTTCAGCATCTCCGTGATGTTATTCACCATCCCTGAGATACCCTCCGTCGCCAGCTGTGCTGCCTGTGAGGCGTAATCGGACGCATTATCCACCCAGTTACTGAATCCCTCCTGCAGCCCTTTCTGCCAGTCCGCACGCTGCACATCCGATTCGGCATAAAAGGCTTCCTGCTCTTTCAGACGTTCACTCAGATACTGCGCGTTCTGTGCCAGAGCCTGTCTGTAAAAATCCTCACTGATATCCCCGGTCTGATACTGAGACTGAAGGTCCGCATCCTTCTGGCGGAAACTGTCGCGGATCTGCTGCAACTCCCGCATGCGTTCACGGAGCCGCTCTCCCTGCCCGTACCCCAGCAGTTCCGCTTCATTTGATGCACGCGCAGCCACATTATCATTCTTCAGGGTCTCTTCCCGGGACCGCAACTGCTCCCGGATTTTTTGCTGGTCAATCAGGGCCGCATTGCGCAGCAGTTCCTGCTTCTGCATCTCCGTCAGGGTTTTCAGTTCGCCCTGCGCAGTCTGGTATTTCAGCTTCGCCAGCTCTGTATTCTGCCCCGCAAGTGCCAATTGCTCTTTCTGCTGCTTCAGCAGCCGGGAAAAACTGTCTTCCGCTTTTTCCGTCTCTGATTTTCCACCCCGGGATTTGGGTTTATTCGCCTCGTTATTGCGCCAGGCTTCCAGGGCATTACTGATATAACGTTGTCTCGCCTCCTGATACGGTTCACCCACAAAACCGAGGTCATCCGCCGCATACCCCAGTCGGACACGCTCTTTTTCTTCCCCTTTCAGTCTGGACAGGGCCAGCTCACGCTCTGTTTTTGTCAGGGCACTCTGCTGTTTATCATCCAGAGTGGCCTGTGGCAGCCGTAACGGCACATTCACCAGTCCCTGCCGCTGCTGAAGCAGTTCATTACCCAGCCCCAGCAGACGGTTGAATTCCGTATGCTGACCGTTCATAACCAGCATGGACTGGTACACCTTATTCTGCTCTGCCGCCTGCTGACGAATTAACGCCACACGACGGTCTTCCAGCCCGGCAAGCACATCCTGAATGGACTGCGCTTTTTCCTGCATCTGTGCCAGACGGGACTGCTCAACGGCAAGCTGCTCTGTTGCCTGAGAAAGCCCTTCCGTCACGGTCTTCACCGATGTCAGATGGTTTATCATGAATCCGTCACCGGTTGTCCAGCCAGGGTTAGCCAGAACATACTGATATCCAGCGATTTTTTCCTGCAGGGATTTCACCCGGCTGGCCTGTTCATCAATCAGCCGGTTCTGCTCTGCCAGCGCCGCCCGTGTTCGTCCTTCATTATCTGAGGCTTCAGGCAAAGACATTGACGGCGTTTTATGCGCGATTTCATCTATCGTCAGTGCATACTGGCGCGCTGACTCCCTGGCCTGCTCCTGATTCTGGTACAGCGTATACCATGCTGCTGCCCCCAGCATCACCAGTCCGGGTACGCCACCAACCAGTCCCAACGCACCAGTCATCAGACGTGAGCCCACCGCCGTTGTACTGTTCAGCGCATTCTGGGCTGCGGTTCTGGCAGCAATATTTCTGTTCAGGCGTTCCTGTGTGGCCGCCAGACGGGCTTCTGCAGCAATCTGCATCTCCGTCCCGCGGGCTGCCGCCACAGCCTGCTGTGCACGGTACACGGCTGCCCTTGCCCGCGCCGTGGCAATCTGCGTCCCCCTGAGCTGTGCTTCCGCCAGTGCCACTTCATTACGTGCTGCCGTCACAAGTCCTGCCGTGGCAGACACCGCTCCGGAGGCCATATTGCCAAAGTACCGGGCAACCCCGACGGCAACCAGCGCCCCCGCGGCTGTTGCCACATTATCAATATTACCGGCAACACCGTTCAGCACGCCGGAGAGCGTTTTCGTCGCTCCGCTGGCTTCATTCGCGCCACCCACCCAGGCCATAAAGGCGTTTTCCACCTTTGTGATCCCGTCAGAGACCGTTTCCGGCATGGCGGCATATTCATCACGCAATACCCCCAGCTGGCTGATTAACGCAGGAACGACTTTATCCGCCGTCAGTTTGCCGTCGTCCGCCATCGCCTTAAGGTCTTTACGGGCCACGCCCATACCCGCAGCCAGTGCACGTACGATCCGGTCTCCGCTTTCATTGACCGAATTAAATTCCTCACCGCGTAACACACCCTGTGCCAGCGCCTGGCTGAACTGGGTGATCACCGAGCCCGCCTCTGCCGTACTGGCACCGGAGATTTTCAGCCCCGTGGAAATGGCCTCCGTCACCTTCAGCACATCATCAGCACTGTAACCATATTCACGCATTGAGGCTGCCGAGCGGGCAAACAGGGCCGCATTATCTGAAAATGCCGTGCCCGTCCGCTGGCTGATATCCATCAGCACTTTCTGTGATGACGAAAATTCATCGGATGACTGCGACGCCTGTTTCAGTCGGGCATTCACGGAACTCCATTCATCGGCCAGAGAAATCAGGTGTCCGGTGGCAAAGGCACCTGCAAATGCCCCCGCCGTTCCGGCAGCTGAAGCGCGGATTTCCGTCAACTGGCTGTTCAGCTCAGCCAGGGCGCGTCGCTGCTCCCGGGCGACTGCGGCAGCCTGACGCCCGCCATTCTGCAGGGTCCGGTAATATTCACTGCCCATGCGGGAAGCCCGCTGGATCTCCGACTGGAATGACTGCGAATTTGCCGAAATTTTGATAATCAGTTCACGTAACGTCGCCATTCACCTTTCTCCGGGCGTAAAAAAACCGCCTCAGCGGTTCTCATCATTCATGACTGTGCTGCAAAGCTCAGCGCGTCTTCCAGCGCCGCAAACGGATCCACCTCCGGCTTATCCTCATCCTCGCCCCAGCAGAGCATGGCGTCCTTCAGTGCAACATTCATCCCCTGTGCCCCAAAAACCGCTTTCACGATCTGTGCATTACGGATATCCCCGCGCTCATCACCCAGCGGGGATACCCTGTCGAACTCCATCCACATCATCGCCTCGCTCACACTCAGGCTGTGCCGCAGTTCGGATAAGGTGCGCCCCAGACGGAGCGCAAGTCGCATCAGAAAGCGAATTTCCGGGCGGGCTACTTTTTTCTGGCCGACTCTGCATCAGCGATCAGTTCCAGTGCCTGACGCAGCAACCGGGCATGTACCGGACCATAGACGGCCAGCACCTGCTCACGGTCGTCCGGAGCGAACACCCGCTGCAGATCCGTATCACACAGGACATCGCAGAACAGCGTCACATCCGCTTCCAGGTTACGGCGGGTTTTCGCCACCACCGACAGGGTATCGTCATCCTCTCCATCACCATTGAGCACTTCCTGCCACAGATACCAGGCCTCTGCCGAAGGCTCCCGCAGCACCACGCTGACATTACCCCATTCCGGCACCTTCACCGTTTTATGACGAAACCCTGACAGTCTGGCCAGCGCCAGCGTTTTCAGATCCTTTTTCATGATGACCCATCCCCTTATCCGGCGGCTGCGCTCACTGTCACGGTGCATTCAACAGACGTCACACTCTGTGCTTTCTCTGCCGAATCGGTCACCACGCAGGTATATTTCCCCGCATCAGCGGACTGCGCACCTGGCTTACTGAAGGTGTCTGTCGTCTGCCCGTCAACCGGCTGACCATCCTTCTTCCAGGCGTATTTATACGGCGGCGTTCCCCCGTTGGCACTGACTGACATTGTCAGCAGCGCACCTGTATTCACGGTAAGTGTTTTATCCAGATTTTTCACAAACGCCAGCGGTACCACAAAGGACACCGGTTTGCCTTTCATACGCAGTGAAAACGTTGCTGCCACCACGCCGTTGGTACCGGATGACCAGGTGTGCTGACGCACTTCCGCCAGGAACTTAAAGCCCTTACCGGACGGAAACAGCACCTTAAACGCATACAACGCGTCATTGTCATAGGCATCACGCAGGGCGTTCTGGGCCTGATTCAGATAAAAATTACCCGACATGGAAATCTCAGACGACGCCCCCAGACCGTTGATGTTCTCCTGCTCGGTGGAGCAGAGCGTGGTCACATCAATATCCTGTTTCTGACCGGCGGTGAACTGGACTTCCTTGATGGTGCAATCCAGGCGCAGATATTCCGCCTTATCCATAGTTTCAGCAGTCGCCGGGGCAGATGAAATCATCACCTGCGTCAGCTGTGAGCGTTCATACAAAGCAGACATTCTGCCTCCTGATAATAAAAAACCCGCACGCGGCGGGGTATGGTTTTGTAGAAAAAAGAAAAAGTCACACCGTGACCTGAAACTCCAGGGTTGCACGGTAACAGCGGTTTTCCGGAATATAGTCCTGCATTTCACTGACGGATCCCGGGGCCAGCAGCATTATGGCTTCACGGGCGTCCTGACGTATCTGACGCGCCTGCGTCACAGTCCCGGCATAAACGTCTATCTGCACCGACACTGAGGACTCCGCCTGCCCGCCCATCACGTCCGCTGACACCGATGAAATCAGGCTGAAAACCACCCACGGAAGCGCCACCGACGGCCTGCCATCCAGCAGGGGGACCACATACGGGTACACCTGCCCGCCGGCAAGATGCGCCAGATGAGGATACAAATCCGCCTCCGTCATCGTCTCAGTACCTCATCAATGGCCCGGTTCATCCGCGCAATCGCCACCTGAGCTGCCTGTTCACTGCGCACATCAAACGCCGGGCGCACAAACGGGTGCGGTGGCATATTCACAGTCCCCATTTCCACAAACCGCCAGTAGAAAGCATTGCGCGGGTTATCCGCCTTCATAGTGTTATCGCTGTTACCGGTGTCCGGATTAACACCACGGATATGGACACCGGATTCCATCCCGCCATCGCGGGAGCGCCGGGAAAGGATCACCACATTGCGGCGCAGTTTTCCCCTGCGTACCGGTGCCCGTGACACCACTTCTTCTTTCAGCACATTCGCACCCGCACGGGTTGCCTCACGCAGCACCCGGTTATTTTCCGCACCACTCAGAAGCTGCAAATCGCGGCTGATGTCCTCCAGCCCCGAAAAATCCAGCAGGGTTTCGATCATTTTTCCCCTCCCAGCCGACAGAGAATTTCCAGACGCCCGCCGGTCGCATCCGGCACGGGCAGCCCGACAACGTTCAGGATCCGGTCACGCCATGGACCACTCAGCACATGAAGTCGTGACGCTGCCGTGATTTCCCGACCGGACTGACCGCGCACCCAGATGCGGATTTCCGCCTGCGCCATTTCCGCACCGGACTGCATCCGCTCCCGGCTGCTCCTGCCACGGATATCCGCATGAATTTTCCCGCATGACACCCATTCTTCCGTCATTTCTCCGGCAGCGTTACGGGTTAACACCGGATTCAGAACACTTATCATCTGTGTCAGACGACCTGCAGATATTGCCATTCCCCCTCCTCATAACACCGTCGGACAACGCAAATCGTAAATCAGCACGGAAACAGAAAACGGCAGCTCCCCCTGAAGCAGTTCTTCCCGCTCCGCAAGATCCGGATTCCGGTACAGCATCCCGGTCAGTCGCATGGCAGCCCCCTTCATCCGGGTTAATGCCTCGCCCGGGATCAGTTCACCGTCCTCACGGATCACTTTATCCCGGCTGCCCTGAATGTAGGCCAGCAGCACGGCGGTAGCCTGACGAACCTTGTCCATCAGCATGTCATCATCCGCGTCATGGTCGACACGCAGATGTGCCTTGATCTCTTCCAGTGTCAGTAATGCCGTCATTTTCCGCCTCCTGCATCCCGCCCACGTTTTGCAGCCAGGGTCCAGGCTGATGAATGAGCTTCTCCGGGTTTATCTTCGGTCATACTGTTGCAGTGCCACAGCGAGCCCCCCCACGTCACCGTATCGCCGGGGTGGTAGGTTTCACCGGCTCTGAACACACCGCGGTAGAGCATCACCGGCAGGGAAAATGTTTTTTCCGTACGCTGGCCACTGCTCTGCCGGACCACCACAGAGAACAACCGCTCACCCGTCATGCTGACGTCAATATCCGCCACCCCGTCAACCAGGCATTCCCATCCCCGCATCCCGTGCGTTTTTTCATACGCCCGCCAGAGTCCGCCCTGGTGTGTGGCATACGTGCCCCGGGGAAAGGATTTTTGATCGTCAATGGCGGGGAGTATTTCCAGAGCCGTGGCATCACGCCCGTCCTGCGGAGCCGGCAGGGCACTCACCGCATCCAGAACCGCCTTCTGCAGAACATCCGGATCGTAGTCACGACCATCACGCGGAACATGAATATGGCTTACCGCCTCCTTCACCATCTGTTCAAGCATCGGACGCACATCATCCGGGGTGAGACTTTTACCGTCTGCCGGCTGCGGAATATTTGCGACCGCATCATTCACCGCCTTCTGCAGAACATCGGGATCATAGTCACGACCGTCGCGCGGAACAGGGATATGGCTTACAGCCTCCTTCACCATCTGTTCAAGCATCGGACGCACATCATCCGGGGTGAGACTTTTACCGTCCGCCGGCTGCGGAATATTTGCGACCGCATCATTCACCGCCTTCTGCAGTACTTCCGGATCGTAGTCACGACCATCACGCGGAACAGGGATATGGCTTACAGCCTCCTTCACCATCTGTTCAAGCATCGGACGCACATCATCCGGGGTGAGACTTTTACCGTCCGCCGGCTGCGGAATATTTGCGACCGCATCATTCACCGCCTGCTGCAGTACATCCGGATCATAATCACGACCATCACGCGGTACCGGAATGGCCCCCACAGCGTCATCCACCATCGCCTGCAGAACCGGACGCACCTCATCCACCGTCACATGCTTCTGTAATACCGCCGACAGGGAAGTCAGTTTCTCTTCAAACGCTTGTGCCTGCGAGGCCATCTTCCCCTCAAATGTGCGCTGTAAATCCGCCAGCACTGTGGAGAATTCTTCTCCCAGTGCACGAATAATGGACAGTTCCCGTTCCGTCATTTTCTCAGTATCCCCCCTGAACATCGCTTTCACCGCATCATGCTCTGTTTCACTGATTGCCTTATTACCGTCAGATGCGCCGTCAGGCAGCTGTGATGAAACTGTTTTCCCGGCAGACGAGAACGGATCCTCACGGGCATCACGACGGGACAGCGCCTCCAGACTGTAGTTCTGCTGCTGAAGATACAGTGCATCACCGCCGGCCAGGGGCGGCAGGTTCTCCCGTTTACGGGCCTCATTGGGCGTGAGAAGCGTATTTTTCACCGCATCCCCCAGCGTTTTCATGCGCCGCTCACTGTCCATTCTCAGCAGCGTGGTGACATCAAATTCTGTACTCTCGTTTTCCCCCGTTTCCAGCGCCTCATCCAGTAACAGTTCAATGGACTCAATCAGCGTCTGCAGGCACTGGGAATAATACTGCTGCTCCAGCGCCTCCACGTTGTCACTGGAAGGCGGTTGTCCCACGCCAATCTTGTAGGCCGGGACACGGAACACCGAACAGACAATTTCAGCGGTCATCTTCAGTTGTTCCACCGTCTGCGCATCCACAGGTGAAAACGTCGTGGGGTTGTATTTTGCCCCGTTGCTCAGAATGGCCGTTTTCCCCGCATTTTCGCCTGTATACCCGCTGTCCCAGTTGCTCTTCAGTTTTTTCGCATTTTCTTCCGTAATACTGCCGGGGATCTCAATCACCCCGGACGGCCTGCCACCATTTCTGAAAAAAGACGTCGAATTTTCCTGAATATGATGCCCCTGCGTGGCCGCCAGCCCGGCGGCATACACCGGCGGCAATCCTATAAGCGGATGAAAAAAACAGTTAAACCGGTCGTGGATCACTTCCCGGGCAGGCACCGTCACCGCCTCCGTGATCCCGCAGTTCCGGTCCGGCGTGATGCGGTAGAACACCTCGCCGTCATCCGCCACCAGAGGTTCAACCCGGCTCCAGTCCAGAATACGCAGTTCTTTGATCTGCCCCCGGGCATTACGGATTTTCAGCACCACCGTATTGCCGTGACGCAGTTTGGCGTTCAGCCACAGTTCAAAAAACTGGATGCGGTTCTGCTGGGCGTTGGGACGACGACAGAGGCGGGCAATATCCCCCCGGCGCGTTTCCCTGCGTATCCCATGCGCATCCGTCTGCATAAGACGCAGCCGCATTTTGGCGATATCCTGGGATATCAGCGAAATACATGCAAACACCGCATGAAAGGAGAGGACGGCTTCAGGATCGGCTTTCACGCCCTGCTGCCAGGCGCCGGAAAAGGGCTCAGCCACCGCCTGAAACAGGCTGGTCCAGCCCGCCTCTCTTACGTCACGTCCTGATTTCTGGTTTTTTCGGGTTCGCCGTAAAAGGTTCCACATTCGCCATGCTCCGCATCACGTTTCTTTTTCTGACCTGCCGGACGTCGCACCGTGATGTACTCCGCCTTTCCCAGGCGAACCAGCACCTCCGCACACGGCTGTGCCACATCACGGATATCCCCGGCCCGGGCATCATGCGTGCCCTGCAGATATCGGATCTTTGCCATAACCTGTTACGGGAGGCGCACGCCTCCCGTCCTCCTTATCAGACTCAGCCGCCGGACGCACTGCCGTAGTTCACTCCGGTGATCACCGCCACCGCCGCGGTACGGCGACGACGCCAGTTGATCCAGCGCTCCGCACGGATGGCCACGCTGCCTGTCTGGAACATGGAAACCAGCTCCACCGGGGACGGCGTGGTACTGTCGCCGCCCGGCTCAGACTGCATTTCCAGTGATGCCTCGCGGGACATATCCACTGCCACGCCGCCGTCATCCGCCAGATAAATATCCGGGGCATTCACCAGCACCAGCTGGTCACCCACGTACTGGGAGACAATCACCGGCAGCCCCTGGAAGGAGCCACCCAGCAGGGTCATGTCCGGGTATTCCTTCTGACCCAGCGCATTTTTACGCATGGACAGTGCCAGGGCATTGGTGCTGGACATCAGCCAGACCGCACCGGTGGGCTGCAGGTTTGCTGCCACAAACTGTCCAAACGCAGCCTCTGCATCCGCATCCGGGTTACCGGTTGATGCCGTGCCCTTCACATCATGGGTGATGGACGCCGGGGAGACATCTGCCACTGCGGCTTTTTTCGGGTCCACAAAGTCTGTATCCAGACGCGCCACCACCGCTTCCGCCAGCGCATTACGGACCAGTGCATCAGCAGCCGGACTGGAAAAACGGATCAATTCTTCCGTCAGTACCGCAATGGCCGACACCTTCGCATGACTGAAGGTGATGGATTCAAAATCAAACTTCGTCAGGGGTTTTGCCTTACCCTCACCCACCCAGCCGGCAGCACCGCCGGACACCTGGGCGTGCACACGGATATTGAACGGCACCTGACGAAGTGCAGGGATCCCGCCCTGACCAAATCGCCCGATAATGGTCTGCGGACGCAGGTAATCAATAAAGTCCTGTGCGTATTCCTGATATTCAGACAGGCTGCCTGCCCACTGCGGATCCGTGGTGGTCCCCGCGCCCACTGCCGATTTCAGGACATGATGCAGACGACTGTCATCCGGATACTGACGACGGGCCACTTCCAGGGCTTCAGATCGGACGCCTTTAGCCGCAGCCAGCGATTTGGCAAAGCGGGCGAAGCCAATCCCCTTATCCAGTTTCTGCTCCACACGGATCACCGGCGCAGAAGCCACCGCGGCCACATTCCCGTTACCGGCCTGTTTCACCGGCTGCGCCGTGGCGGCCTTACCGGCTTCCAGTTCACGCAGGCGCTTCAGGTGCGCATCCACCTGACGGATTTCCGCTGCGGTGTTGTCGTAATGCTCTTCCTCCTCCACATCCAGCGTGCGCCCTTCCTCTGCGGCTTTGGTCATGACCTCCTCAAGGGAGGCTGCCAGCGCTGCACGCTTGTTTTCAAAACTTTTAATCTGTTCGCCAATATTCATTATGGTCTTTTCCTTATGAAAAACGGTTGTTGACTGTGCCGCAGCGCCGGCAGAAGATGCGATTTTCACCACCGGTTTCCGGTTGCCGGACGCGGCAGAAAACGGGCGGTCGTAAGATTTAATGGTCCGGATGGTGCATTCCGCATTCGCGGGCACGGTGACGGCAGACACCTCCATCAGTTCCCAGCGCAGAAAATGCAGTCCGCCTCCGTCCAGAAAGGTGTATTCATGGGGACGGAAGCCCACGGACAGCCCCCTGACCAGCCCGGTCTTAATGGCCGCCCAGACCTCATCCAGCCGGGCAGCCAGTTGCGACGGCATATCCGGTACGGGCTTCACCAGTGTTGCCGTGATTTCCAGCCCTTCGCTGACCCGGCGCACCGTACACTGCCCCACCGGGCGGGAATGGTCATGCTGCCAGAGAAACGGGATCGCACTGCCAAACTCCGCGCCCTCCGGCTCCAGGATGTCACCATCCCGATCCGGAGAAGGCGTTGACGCAATCCCGGTGATCACTCGTTCATCCTCACTGAAGGATTTCACCGTCAGCAGGGAACAGGCCCGTTTAAGAGTCACATCAGCCTCCTGAAAATAAAAAAACCGCCGGAGCGGTTCGTGATGGTTACAGTGTGAACAGGGTTATATGAAAAAAACCGCATATTCTTTCTTTTTCGGTTCCGGGTTAAGGGACATCAGGGAGACCGCATTGAACAGCGCCATCAGCGGGTCAATTTTTCCCCGTCCACTGGCCTGTTTGGTGATAAGAATGGCGTTACCTTTAGGCTCCACCCGGGCATTGCCGACACACCAGGCCATCAGGGGCTGGTCACCATGCACCAGCACCCCTTCAGCCAGTTTGCGCTCGGTGGTTTTAATGGCCCCGCCCAGTTTCCAGCCCTGGCTTATCCCCACCACAATTCCGTCGGGGATCCCGGCTTCCGCCAGTGAATCCAGAATCTGCCCCACCCCTGACGGGTCAATACCGATATGGTCCAGTAACTCAGCCTCATGAATGCGACGCACATATTCCGCCACTTCCGCCGTGTCATCCCCGACACGCCGGACAATGGTCATATCTCCACAGGCAACAAGATCCTGAAACCGGGACGCCTCGCTCTTCCGTCGGACCACCGCGGTTTCATGCGCCCAGGCATGGCCCCAGCCCAGCCATTCGCGGGTCTCCCGGTCACGCCCAATCACATACATCCCCAGCAGATCATCCAGCCCTCCGCCGTCAATCCCCACCGTCACCACATCAGCACGACGCAGGATATCGTCCAGGCTGATACAACGGCCCTGCTCTTCCCAGAAATCAGCCCCCGCCCAGCGGTCAGAGCGCAGGGCAAGACCAATTTCCACATTGGCGTGTTTTGACATGAACCCCCGGAATGTCTCTTCACCGGCTTCCCGGGCTTTACGGTACTCCCGGTACAGAAAGGCCTCATCCACTGAATAGCCGAGATTAGGATTGACCATGGCGAGGTTTTCCATCAGCAGGTGAGCCCCGCTTTCCACCATTTCAGGAGGGTGTTCAAATATCACCGGCAGAAAGTGCGGATCATGAATTTTGCCGTCGCGCACATCCCGGGCGTACTGCAGTTTCTGTCTGAACACCCCGGCGGGCGGTTCATTCGACTGGGTGGTCGTATACACCACAAACCCTTCCGGGCGGGAGGCAAGGCCGCCTATGGCTTCACGTAACATGTCCTCCGCCTTGCACTGCTTGCCAAACAGCCACAACTCATCAATCAGCGTACCCACGGACTTGATACCGGACACCGTATTCGGATCGGCTGCCACCACCTTCAGGGTGGTGTCTGTCACCCGGTGGGTGATGGTCCGGATATGGGTCTGTACCTGGCAGAGGTCATCCAGATCATCGTCACGTCGTACCATATCCCGGGCAGGGTTGAAGGCGTTGGCCGCCACCTCCACAGTCGGGGCCAGAATCGTGTAACCCGCCGCCTGCCGCCAGTTCAGTAACAGTGCAGTCATCATGATCCCCGCGGCCAGCGTGGACTTCGAGTTTTTCTTGGGGATAAGGATAAAAACTTCCTTGATATGGCGTACACCGGTCTGCGCATCGTAGGAGCCAAACAGGGCCGCCACCAGGTCAAACACCCACGGTGCACAGGACTCCCCGAACGTAGGGCTACCAGGTGCATCCACAATCCGCAGTTGTTTAAAAATCGCCAGGGCATGTGCGGCCTCGTCCGGATAAATCGGATCCGGAATAATCGACAGCCCCTTTTTCAGGCGCTCTGCCCAGTCCGGGCAGGCTGTGCTCCATACAGGTATCATCCGTTGCCCTCATTATCGTTATTCACCACCAGTCGGGGTGGCGGTGGCACCGCAAAACGGTTAGCCGCTTTTTTCGCGGCATCACCTTTTGCCGATTTTTTCCCGGTATCCCCTTTTTTATGGTGCGTGAACTGCGCCAGACGCCAGGCCGCATCCAGTGCCAGTTTCGGATCAATGCAGAGGTTTTCCACCAGGATCCGCCCCATGGCTTTCACCGGATCGGGAAGACCATCCTCCATATATTCAATACCAGGAGACATCACCGCGGACGGTGGCATCTCCGGATTGTTTTCGTCCGGCTGTGGTATTGCAGCCGCCTCACGGCGACGGGGTTTATCCTCCTGCTCTGATTTTTTCTGCCGGTAAACAGGAACCTCATCCACCTCCACCGTCTCGCATTGTTTACGGGCTATAAACGCAAGCACCTCCGGATCTTTTGCCAGCTGCGAGCCTTTAACCCTGGCGGTCTTCGCCGAATAACCGGCGGCAATGGCTGACGCTGTTTTGTTTTTCCCGGACATGAGCGCCAGCGCAAATTTTCGTTTTTGCGTTGTCAGCACAGCCTCCTCCCGGGTCCAGAACGCACTCAGCCGGGTATGGTTCAGCCCATTTTTCCCGGCGTCTCATGCCGCAAATGTTAACTGCTGCCTGGTTAACATTTGCTGAAAAAGCCTGTTAACATTTTTTCCGCACAACAAACTGAATAATAAAGATAAAAACCGCAAAAATGCCCGGGCAGCCAGTTAACATGTTAACTGCCCTGAAACGGGAATTTTTTCTCTGCGTGAGAGGGGGCGCGGTGTCCAAAGCGATCGTTTTTTACGCCGGATGATACCCCCCCCGGGTTGGGTTACAGTCCGATGATGTCGTCCTCTCTGCCACTACCTCCGGACACCTCCGGCAGCGTCGGGTCCGGCATACCACTCGCCGCTTCACGAGCAGACTTTTGTCGATGGCATTCGGCACAGAGCGTCCAAAGATTCGTCTCCTCATTACCACCACCGAACTGAAGTGCAATTCGGTGATCGAGTTCACTGTCACAGAGGTCAACCACACGACCACAGATACAGCACTGCCCGGCGTCCCTCAGCCAGATATGACGCTTGAGGGAAACACGTGCACTGCCACTGACACGACGCTGCTCCCCCTTCAGAATATTCACCCGTCGGGTATTCAGTGTTTTGATTCTGCTCTGGAGTGTACGAAGCTCAGCCATGTAAAATCCCCGTCATATGGCAATCAGTAAAGGAAATAAATATGTCATCGAAAAACCGGACCCGCAGAACCACAACCCGCAATATCCGTTTCCCCAATCACATAATTGAACAGATCAACATCGCCCTTGAGCATAAAGGGTCCGGTAACTTTTCAGCGTGGGTTATTGAAGCCTGCAGGAGAAGGCTGGCAACAGATGCAACGCATCTGCGCCCGGCCAGCATGACAAATAACGAGAAATGAACGTTCGGTTTCTTCCACCATCGCACCGGACAGGCGACTATGAGGGGACAACGCCGCGCTCCGTTAACGCGGTAAACCCCGGTGTGTATCGTTTTTGATTATCCCCGCACACTCGCGCAGAGGAGTCTCCCTGTCGGGCTGCGGTCTCTGTTAATGCAGGAATACGGCGACAATACCGCGCATGGATAATAAGGTCGCTCAACACACTGGTTGTAATGCAGCGGATACCATGCGGCATTTAGCGGCATTCATCGTACACTCCACGGTTAGCTCTTCATTCGTGGCATTCACCTGAAAGGTCCGGGAGTGTAATTGCGTACATTTACCACTGAACGAACCTTCAACAAGAACACGACCACGCTGCAAAATACGGAACGGAATTGTTCCCTGAAAAGGTTCTACGGTTACCCGTAATTTCTTCATGTATCCTCCGGATAATAAAAAGCCAGCTTAGTGCACTGAGTGCGGATATATTCCTGCGCCCCTTCCAGCTGCTTCTGCATTGTCATCAACCGTTCTCTGAGGATGAAATAATCCCGTTCAGCGGTGTCTGCCAGTCGGGGGCCGGTTGCATTATCCACGCTGGAGGTGCCGGTGGCTTCACGCACGGTACCGGGGCAGGTGGCGTTGACCCGCAGGCGCTTACGACCAGCGGCAACATCAGCGCGCAGAGTTTCATTTTCAGCTCTCGCATCGGCTAATTCCTTCGTGTATCTGGCATCAAGCGCAGCGACATCTCGCTGGCGCTGCTGCATGTCAGTAATAGTGGCATTCGCCAGTTTCAGCTCACTGACTTTTTTATCGCGCTGCGCTTTGTAGGTGATGGCGTTATCGCGGTAATGATTCAGCCCCAGACTAAGCACACCACAGGCTACCAGCATGACAATAATCACCACACACAGAACACGGTTCATATCACCACCAACGGATTGCCCAGACCAGAACAGCAATGGCCACAATACGAATGGCAAATGCCATTGCCCGAATAAGTTCAGCACTCATCTTTTTAAAGTTCACGATTTCAGCGCAATGACCAGTTTTGCCAGCCCATACAGCATCGGAGACACAGCAATACCAACAGCCACCCACTTAATAGCAAAAGCCAGCGCTCTGCTGATGTCATCAGTCACTGTCACCCCAGCAGCCCCGACGAAGACAACATCACCCAGGCGAGGGACAGAAAAAGAGCAACCAGCATTAGTGAAAATGAAATACCGACAATCACACACAGGACCTTTGCCGGCGTTATGAGTTTGTCTGACATAGCTACCCCTTAATTGCCACAATTAACTGGGATACTACCCATAAAAAAGGGATGCTCCAGACCAGCAAAAATTTCCAGTTTGGTAATTGACTAATCATGAGTCGCAACTCCCTAATCAGTTTGCTAAAATCAATCAAGGCAGCCTCCCATAGCTTACTGCCATAAAAACAAAACCCCGCTTGCTGCCAACAAACGGGGTTTTTACTTTTATTCACTTAGTTTTTGTCAGTTCGCAGGATTTCGTGTTATCCGTCCGTGTAAGCAAACCGCATTTTTCAGCAAAATATTCTGCTTATCTGTCGATACCCCAGCACGCCAGCGCGCTCTCCTGGTCACGACGGGATACCTGACCGTAGCAGTTGTTTGAACGAATACGGCAGTCTCTGCCACCGTCCTTAATCCACCAGCGAATCGCCTCACACGCTCCCCTGCGATCACCTGCATTAATTCGTTTATAAAACGTCGACGGGAAACACTTACCGGGACCAATGTTGTACGGACAGAATGACGCGATCCCCGCTTTCTGGGGTTCGCTCAATGGCACTTTGATGTTTTTCTCCACCCATGCCAGCGCCTTATCACGCTCAATGGCGTTAACCCGGTCGCATTTTTCCTTCGACAACTTCATGCCCGGAACGACAGGTTTGCCATCCACCAGGATGGCACCGCGGCAGATGGTCCAGATACCCGCGCCATCACGGTATGCCGTGGTGTGGTTACCTTCCTTTTCATCCAGAAACTGGTCGAGAATGTCAGGCGCAGGCGCACCAGCGGCAATCAGCGCCAGAACGGCAGCCGACAGGCCGTATCTGATTTTTGCGTTCATGGATATTTATCAGGATTTATCGGTTTCTGAGCCCTGGATATGTTTATCAGTTCCAGCCTGTTGCCTCAGGCTGCTAACAGGTCAATACAATCATGAGGATTATTTATGGACAATAACACCATTTCTCTACAGGAGTTGCTCGACAGCATTTCCAGGCTTCGGGAAGACGTGAATACCCTTACCGTCGCCTTCTCATATCTGGCATTCTCAATTCCAAGGGAACAGATGCAATCAACGCTGGCATCAATCCAGTTTGAATCATGCAATCCCAAATGGTCTCAGGAACAACAAGACTCTTTCAGGCGGCTTGCTGTATTACTGGATGAAAAATATGCTGGTAAAATTACCATTTCGGCGGACTCTTCAGAGAACCCGTAATTATTCCCGGTAGTTTTCCTCTGTAGGTTATCAACACATCCTGCGCCTCTAAAATTACGGGGCGCTTTTCCGGCGACTGCTCATCCCCTTCACATAACCCGGCAGCAACATCCAGGAAGACCTGTCTGATGCTCCTTCTGGCTGCTGCCTCATAAAACTCCAGCGCGGCACCTTCAACACGGTCCAGCGAGATGTCCAGGTCAAAAATTTCACCGTCAAAGCGTTTTTTGTCCCGTAACGCTAAAGTTACCGTAACTTTATTCTCAAAATTGCGGATCCCTTTCACAATCAGTTCATAGTTTTGAGTCATTGAATTACTCTCCCCGTGCCGCCTTACGACGGTCCTCTCTGATTTTGAAATACAGGTTAGTCAGATATGTCAGCAGCCCAAACAGCAGACTCCCCAGCACGCCTATTGCCGCCCACTGAGACGGGGAAACCCTGTCCAGCAACTGCAGGAACCAGTAGCCCGTTCCCACCGCTGACGTGGTGTATGACACACCTGTTGTGATTTTTTCCATCTGGTACATACCCCGTCTCCCGTTATCCGGAAGCTGACAACAATAAAAAAAGCCACCAGTTAAGTACTGATGGCTCTGATAACTCATGCAGGCGTCTCAGACGACCCACTGACACTACCGGTGAGTTTAACGATACCTTCCATTTGACTGGCTCACTTTTTATGATGATGCCGGTGCATTTATCTCCAGCACCAGACTTTCTATCTCAACGCCATACGCTGCATTTTTTGTAACATCCGTCAGCGTCAGCGCATTCAGCCCCAGTGTCAGACTGTCTTTTATGACCTGGAATGCCGGGCCAACCAGTCCATTCAGTTTCGGAGTAACCGTGGCACTGCCGGCGGTGAACACCAGCTCCAGCGTCTGCCAGTCGTTACTGTAATTCCCGAACTCGCCCAACTTTGTGTTTCCGGCTTTCTTGTGATGCATCAGATTCAGTTTGCCGTCTGTGGTCTGGGTGAAGAACGACATCAGGAACGGGTTACCAGTCCCGGTCATCGCCACGACGTCAGGTAACGCTACATCGGTATACAGATAAATTCCCAGACCGAACTGGTTGTTGGTCAGTGCGCCTGACAGTCGAAACTTACAGCTCAGTCTGCCACCCCGTGTCAGCAGGGAGACTGCGTCATCCACCGGGCGCGTCAGGGACCAGGCTTTATTGCTCTGCTTGGCGATCTTAAATACACCATCTGACAACTGAATTCCGCCATTCTTAATGCTCCAGCCCTGCGCAGCAGCATCTCCGGCTGTCGGCAACAGGGAGATTGTGCGTACGGATGCATCTTCAGACGGCCCCGATGGCGTGTCGCCGCCGGGCGAGGGTTTGATTTCCGGTGCCTTACCACTGATGAAGGCTGAGGTGCGACCGGCTACGTTCAGAATAGCAGTTGCCATACGATCCGGAATAATGCTCCTGCGCGCCCATGAACTGAAATGTGTCGGGCGGTTTGATGATACCTGGTTTCCATTCGTTCTCGATGCCGCACCGTAATATCCTGATGCCGGAATATCCGGATCTTCTGCCGGTGCGTTAGTGGCGGTATTGACGCCGTTACCGTCTGTCATGAAGGGCACAAAATAAACGCCCTCACTCTCCCTGTTTTTATACCCTCCGTACACGGTGTCGTACTGGGTAGCGTATGTATTTTTCCAGTAATACGTCGTGTCACCACAAATCCACGGCACATCTGCAGCACTGCCACCATGACACTGCGCGTTAAACACAGTGAGGTCAGCACGAAACTGCTTCAGCATGGCTGTAAACAGCGCAGGTTGCTGTGCGTAGGTGGCGGCGCTCATGTCAAACTCTCCCTGCATCCAGCACACCGCCAGCAACACATTTTTCGGGTTCTTCTGTAATGCAGCTTTAGTGCGCGCAATCAGGTCCTGATATAACGGTTTACCCACACCCCAGCGTGCCGAATCCTGGCTGGCCCCCGTGTCCGCACTGAATGTCCCCTCCGCGCCCTGGGTGAATGCCGAACCACCACGACAGCATGGTACCAGCAGGATCCCCGCGTTATTCGGGATATACGGAAGCAGTTTTTTGGCAATATGTAAGCCCTGGCCGACACAGCCGTACTGCCCTTTGCTCAGGTCTGCCTTCGGATGATTCAGCGTACTCATATCCTGCACATCATGCAGGCAGTGGTCGGCCGGAATAATATCGTTATATCTGCAGGCAGCCCCACCCGGCGTCACTGTACTGCGGCGCGCCAGCTGTTTAATGCGCGGATCCGGAGCATCGTATGAATCCGGCAGCGGAAGCCCTTCACCGTAAGCCATGGCATTGGACTGCCCGGCCAGTACGATGACGTAGTACCACTCCGGCTCAGTTGCACCACTGACGACCACATCACCTTCTGCTGCAATCGCCTGCATCAGGGTATAAGGGGTTATGGCCACCGGACTACCAAACGGCTGCCAGCCCTCTTTCAGTTTATGTGTCAGCTTTTCCGCAAGATCTGACGGCGACGCCGCCCTGACAACATCATAGTGTTTAAATGCCATGGTTCTTTCCACCATCTGAAAAATGATTCTTTAAAATACCTGACATGTAATACAGAAAAAACACAAAACCATACCTTAAATAAAAACCTCATCATCAAGCAGATATGCATGGATAAACTACAAGACGAGATATAAACCACCCTGCATTTAAATAAACAATAAACAACATCAGAAAAATAATTCTGCTCTATGGTTTACAATCAAAAATATCATTTATACTTTTCAGAACATCACCAGCAAGGCATAAACAAGGAAACTAAATGAAGTGGATTGTGATTGATACAGTTATCCAGCCATCATGCGGAATATCTTTTTCAGTCATATGGAGTAAAATAAAATTAATAATCTGGTATCAATCGGATGCTTTCTTACCTCCTGAAAGTATATTTACACTGACTCACACAGGCATCATGCTCAATAACAAAGTGCTACCTGTAACCATTTACAACGTAGTACCATTCAATAAAACATTCTGGAATTTAATCAAAAACAGCCAGGAATGCCCTACAAATACAGATAACGTATTGAATGAATGCTTTAATAACCGTTGCACTCTGCAAATATGTCCTTATGGGCTAAAACAACAAAGTCCATAAGCAGTTTACTCACATCTGACAAAATCAATATAAACAGCCCCTCCGGAGAGGGGCTGGAGAGTGGCGCTATGTGCCATTGCATGGTGCCGGGTGCCTCCCGGTGAATTCAGTACCAGCACCTGAATCCGCGATTATCCCATATACCTACTCGCTGATTACCCCTCCGCACAGGGGGATTCACCATGCGAAATTTTTTAACAAACTTCCCGCCGGCCAGACAATAATCGCCAGCCTGAATTATGAGCAACGTGGCATTTTACGGGAAAACTGTTTTCTGCAGTAAAAAGGCCCGCCGGAGCGAGCCTGGAAGGATAGCGGTCATGTGATGCCGGTTTCCCGGTAACTCAGCATCGGTATCTGAGTCAACGTTTTCTCTACTGGGTCATTTCCGATACGTTCCGCCTTCCGGCAGACTTTCATCACGTCAGAAAATATAGCACCCTGAGTAACAGGACAGTACTCAGAATTCAGGAAACTGTGACACATCCTGCACAGAAAAGCCCCTCCGGAGAGGGGCTGAAGTATAGCCTAATTTCTGTCTGTCGCATGGTGCCAGGGGCCTCCCGGTAAATTCAGCCTGTCTACTGAATTTGCATGTTCTCTGGATCATACACTTTGCCAGATGCCCCGCCGCTGAGGGGGATTCACCATGCGATGTAATTTTTAACAAATTCTCCGGCAGCCAGACAATCATCAAGCTGTGGAATTGTGAGGTATTTAAAAATTTCAACGGGTAACTGATACCCTGCTAATCGCCTGATGCTTTCTTTTTCAGCAACGGGAAAGCAACAACCACACACCCGCCACCAAAACACCATCAGACAGCACCGACATTATCCGGCTGCTGAAGTCCACCATCACCACCAGAAACAACAGGAGTGCAACCACAGCTGCTTAGAAGGCAATTGCTCTGTCCGGCTGAGCTAACAACGCAGGATACAGATAATGGACCGCCATCGGGGACTTGAACCCCGCGCAGCCAGCTTCGAAGGCTGGCGCTCTATCCCGATGAGCTAATGGCGGTATGTGATGGTGGCCCTTGCTGGATTTGAACCAGCGACCTGGCGATTATGAGTCGCTCGCTCTCACCACTGAGCTAAAGGGCCGGAAGCAGAATAATAATGGTGCGTAATTAATTCTGCAATCTCATCCGTTTCAAACGATTAAATCCTGAACTTCCCTGACTGTCTGCTCAAAACGTCCGGTCTCCAGTTCAACGCCAATCGCACGACGCCCGAGCGCCAGTGCAGCTTTTACCGTTGAACCTGAGCCCATAAAAAAATCTGCAACCAGGTCACCCGGACGACTGCTTGCGCTGATTATCTGCTGCAGCATTTCTGCCGGTTTTTCGCACGGATGTTTCCCGGGATAGAACTGCACCGGTTTATGTGTCCACACATCCGTGTACGGCACCTGCGCCGTCACACCAAAATACCGCCGCAGATGCTTATATTCACTCTGCAGCTCCACATACTGCCGGTTCAGTGACGTATACGTATCCACCAGCTGGTGGTGGGGCTTTTCCAGTTCACCGCGCTGATGTTTCTCTTCTGCCACCCGGGCAAACAGCGACTGTAATTTCAGATAATCGCTTTCGTTCGGTAGCTGCCACTGACTGGCACTGAACCAGTGCGACACCATGTTTTTCTTTCCTGTGGCATCTGCAATCTGTTTTGCCGTTATCCCCAGGGCCGCGCGCGCATCACGAAAGTAAGAAATCAGCGGGGCCATCACATGCTGTTTCAGTGCACTGCCCTTCGCCGCATACCCGGCATCTTTCGGACGATACGGCCCCTGATAATGTTCCGCGAACAGAATGCGCTCTGTGGCGGGGAAATACGCCCGCAGGCTTTCCTTGTTGCATCCGTTCCAGCGTCCGGACGGCTTCGCCCAGATAATATGGTTCAGCACACTGAAGCGTTCACGCATCATGATTTCGATATCAGATGCCAGGCGATGACCACAGAACAGGTAAAGACTTCCGGCAGGTTTCAGCACCCGCCAGAACTGCGCCAGACACTGGTCCAGCCACTTCAGGTAATCATCGTCGCCCTTCCACTGGTTATCCCAGCCCTCAGGCTTCACTTTAAAGTACGGCGGGTCCGTGACTATCAGGTCAACAGAATTTTCGGGTAACGACCGGATAAATTCCAGGCAGTCGGCGTTGATTAACTCACAACTGGATATTTTTACAGTATTAAGCATGGATCATTAAGCCTGTCTCTGATAGGCTCATTCTGCTTTTGCGCAAAGCAGTGGGCCTGAGGTTTGCTTGTGAACCCAACGCATGAGCAGATGGCTGGTGGGTGCCCCTAACACCCACCAGCCGCCCATTTACCACAAATAAAAAAGCCTTCACTGCGGAAGGCGTCTGTAACAACCGAACTGATAGTCTGCCAGACCCGCCATAACCAGCTGGGTCAGTATTAACTGGCAGCGTTCGCGTGAAAGGTAAGTATTCTGCGCTATCTCCCCGACTGTCGCCGGTTCGGTAACGCTTAATTCATTAAACACCACTCTGGCGGTTTCTGTCATATCCTGCTGTTTTAGCATGTCTTTTTCCCTTTTCCGGTTAACGTGACACACCAATAACTCTTGTCGAAAAAGCCAGCAAGCTGAAAGACAGGTATTCACCGCCACCAGCGCGTTTACTGTACTGACGCGATTTCAGTCATAAAAAACCCGCCAGGCGGCGGGGTGTAAAAAATCTTCTAACGTCAGGCATAAAACGCCCATCGTTAGAGCAAATTTACCACAGATTCGGGAAAAATCAACAACACTATCGCGTTACCCTCTTTAACTGCCGCTCCGCCCATGCCTCTTCAATGTCAAACCGAACCACCAACGTATCGTAAAAGCGTTTCACTGATTTTTTCCACGTATCAAGCGTGATAGCACTCGTCACTTTGCATATGGCATTAAATGCCTCCGTTGATGGCAGCCTTTCACAGCCACGACCACCACAACGCTGGCAATCTCTGATAACAGGCATACCACGTTTTACCGACTCTTCACGATGAATGGCGACACCACGCCCACGGCAATCCTTACAGGCGGTGGAAACCTCACCCTTTCCGCCACACTCCGGACAGGCAACTTTTACCACCTCCCTGACTTTTTTCCATTCTTCCCAGTAAGACGGATACACGCCTTTTGTGCACTTTGCCCACACTGGTGGCTTACCATCCGGATACTGGATCTTGTTTGTAAAAACCTCGCTTTCAATAAATTTTTTTCCGTGACAGCAGGGGCACTGTTTTTTGCTCGCCGCGCTACGGGCATAATCTTCAAACGCATACGAAGCCATAATGCGCATCACTACCGGTTTTATTTCTGCCGGAAGTTTTCTCAACGCCGCCACACGATCGCACCGACTGAGTGCATAATCTGCCAGTAATTCTGTTGCCCGCGCCCTGTCATTCATACTGATGCCCATTTTCCCCAGGAACGCAGAAAACCCCATCTCAGCCCGATTCTGTGTCATGCCCTGCGCGGCCATCACATCAGTGATACTCAGCGCATCTTTTGACGTTGAGGCCGATGCATCGGTCAGGCCAGGGGATTTTGGGGAGTAGTATTTCGGTAAATCTTCCAGTTTCATTTTTTGACCTGCTCTTCATGCATTATGGGGTAAATCTTCACCCCCATACGTCCACCAGATACTGGCTGACCACGAACGATATTGATTTCATCAAACTGCTCATCGTCCATTAACACTCCCGCATGCGTCAGCGCATCCAGCGGTGCTTTCAGGATATTGTCCAGGTCGCGACGACGCTTATCCGGTGGCTCTGCAATCACCTTTATCGCCAGCCTTCCGGACAGGCTTAATTTCAGCCGCTGCTGGCGAACAATAAGCGCCACAGCCCGGCGATAACGCTTTCCCTCCTCCGAGATAAAATATGTGCTGCCACGGCGTCGCCAGTAAGTGTTCACCGTCGGCGGGTAAGGTAAAACCAAATCTATGAGCATCAGTCACCTCTTTTACCCAAGCACGCCAGTTGCAAAGGCGTGATCAAGAAAACGAAAAATTAAATCAACCTGAGAACCATGCTTTTCTTCGAACGCCAGAGGATCCGCATGAAGCTCGTTGTGATGCTCCCGACACAGCGGTAGCGTGAAAATATCGTGAGATTTTGTCCCCATTCCGCCCTGACCATGACCAATCAGGTGATGGGGATCGTCGGCTGGCTTACCACAACACGCACACGGCTGTGTCTTCACCCAGCGTGTGTATTTCTCGTTAACCCAGCGGCGACGTTTAGGTCGTTTCATGAAAGATTCCGGAGACTCAGGATCAACGGCAATGCTGACCACCGTCTCTTCCTGTGGCGGGTTTTGCTGGTGGGCGTGAGGCAGCGGCGCAAGATTTTTTGTGCGCTGCTTCAGTATGCTGGTGGCGGTCTGCTCTCCCGGTACGATGTCGCTTTCACGGTACATTGAGCGGATTTTTTCCGCACGCAACCCCAGCGAACGACGTAATACCGCTTCCGGTAGCGCGTCCGCCACCTGATTGCGGACCGCCCACCAGGATAATTCAGCCAGCGATAATTCCCGTTCCTGCGAGCCATTCATTGCATGGCGTATGACGTCAATCATCCATGCAGACAGGTTTTGGTGAGCAAGTTGCCCGAGTGATTCGGAGGTCTGGTCGCGCAGCTGGTTGTCGCAGTGCCAGCACAACACCATTGCGCCGGTACCATAACGGTGAATGACGGTTTCACTGTGGTGATAATCGCCGTGTGGCCACTGGCAGGATTTAACATGGCGCAGTAACCAATCAGACAATGCGCCAGCGCCACCAGCAGCACGAATCACTCGTTCGTCGCTGAAAAATGGCAGTAATGATTTATCCTCCGCCAGCGGCTGGCGAACGGCAGGAACGACCCCGGACGGCAGATTACGCATGCTTTTCGGTTCCGGCTCCACCAGTACCCGGGTATTGTGGAATACCGGCATGGATTCACGGCCCGGCTTAACGATCACCAGCCCGAGTTCCGGTACCAGAACAGGTCGAAGTAATACCCGCACGTTACCTCCAGATGCGTTGCTGGAATGTGCGGGACGGACGCGGTGGGCGTTCGGAATAAGGGAGTCTGACGTAGATTATCCAGTGACGATAATCGAGGGTGAGGGCTTTCCTAAACTCATATCCACGTCTGCGGTAGTTATGAATCAGCCATTCGGCCTGTTCTTCAGTACAGGGATCGTGCTGATACCAGTCATATTTGAATGCGTGAGAACGCCACCCGTGCCTGCTGGCAAAGGCAGAATCAGAATTGCGAAATTTGAAATTATGCGCCATTGTCATCTCCAATGGCGCTGCAGGTTGCCAGTTGTTCAGGCTGGCTCACGTATTATAACTTATTCCCGAACTACCTTGAAACCGAGTCTTTCCAAGTATTCAATGAATGCCTCAACAGATAACACTACATGATCATCAGGAATTAACGCTGTGTAGGTAATACCCCCATTCTCAACGCGCACAGCATAGAGGCCATCTTCACTAAAAATTTCACGTAATTCTTCGATTTTCATCAACAGAATCCTTCCAGATAAATAGCACTCCCCCTGTTCGGGGTCCATCCCTCTTCTCCCTGCGCGCTACTTAAGTATTTTTGATTCTATTCTGGCACCGTCCAAAACTTCAAACACGTTGAAAATAAAAACAAAAAACCCGCCGAAGCGGGTATACTCAAACAATCTGGAAAATATTTCTTGGATTTGTAATAGGTCTGTTGATGGAGAACAACTCACGAATTAAATCTTGGCTCAAGCCAGTTTTCATAAGAATTCTTAGCCAGGTTGCATCATCCAGCATTTCAATCGCCTCGGCCAGCATGCCGGGTTCTTCAGGGCGCAAAAGTTCATCACCAGGTTCAACTCTCGTATACCCTCTGGAATTAAGATGCATATAGCCAGTTCTTGCCTGTTCCTGGGTCAATAAGCCTAATGCGCTGGCTCGATAAATACACATTTTAAGGCTGATTTTCCATCTAAGTTTAAATTCAACCAGAGCATTCCAGTCGAATTGCTTACCTCGTATTCGTGGAAATTCTTTAATGAAAGATAACCTGGGAACTAATAAGGCGCTCGAAAAGTGATCGGCTTGTGATTCCGTAAGTTTATCACCTGTCGTTATGCCCTCATGCATTACTAAATGCCCTAATTCATGACCTAAATCAGAGCGAAATCTACATATGCTTTTTTTAACATTGTTCCTGATGATAACAGGCCTGTTATTGTGAACAGTAAAAGCATCAACACGATCATCGACTCCCGTAACATGCGCAACGATTACCCCTAAACTCTCCGCCAATTTAACCATTGATGATATAGGGCCAAGACCTAAATTCCAGGCGCGGCGACAATCTTCTGCCACTCGCTCAATATCATTCGGAGTAAGTAATTCAGCCCCTGGGTGCTCCGGTATGTTAACGTCAGGAAATTCGATTTCACCTTCAACAGCAGAAATTATAATATTAAGAATCTCAGCCCTGGCCAATACACTATTAGTCAGCGTTTGAGTCCTGGACTTCTTACTCCGAAAATGGCAGACATCACTTTCCAGAGCGTATTTTCGTTCAGTAAAAAGAAAACTGGACTTAATCATAAGCGCTGAAGATATTAACTCAAGACATTGCTCCGATGGCCTGCACCCCTTCTCCAGTTTGCTAACGAATTGCTTTGTCTTGCCAATTTTTTCGGCTAACTCTTCACAAGAAAGCCCAACAGCCATTCTCGCTAGTTTGAGCTTATCACCCCGATACTCAGTGAAGTTATTCACCTGATGTTCCATCACTGCTCACATCCAAATCTTTATCCTTCGTACGCCGACGAAGAGGCACCTTATTAATCTCCGCTTCGTCAGGGAGTGTGTTATAATCAAGAGGCATAAGCGGCATCGATGCTGTAGATTGATGAGAAACTATACTAATCTGAGCACCATAAGTATTAAATCCAACAAGAGCTACCTCCCAACGAGGCAGTGTGGACTCTAATTCACCATCGCCCTCTTCGGATAAAAAAGGCTCAGCTATGACTCGCCATGTAATATCTTGCTCAGCCTCAACATCACCAAACAATGAGAGCTGCTCATACTCTACTTTATTTCGACGCAGACGATGTTTCTTTTTGGGGTTATTAATGCAATCTTTGGTAAATTGTAGCGGAACTTTATTTAAAGCAACTACATAGTCCAACCCCTTGGAAATCATCTCAAGGCCAGGAATTGCATCTTCATTTTGAATAAGATGATTTCTGACCCAATCATAAGCCCTTACACCTTCAGACCAGTTGCTGTCTAATGCGTGCTTATGATAGTACAGCTGCTCAAGTACGTTAGCGATCTCCGCCAACAAGTGGCGAACATAGTTTTCAGCAAGATAAGGTTGAAATTCCCAACAAGGAGCTAACTGATTTTCATTCATTTCAAGTTTCGCTTTTTTTAGAATTCGTAAACCACATATTTTCGCATTTTTCTATTTTTGTCAACCAGACTAATGCAAAAACCCGCCGAAGCGGGTTAAGTGCGGGTGCGTTGAGGATGCCTGGCACATCAGAGGTGGCGGGAGATTACTCCCCCGCCGGGTCTCTTACTCCTCAGGTTCGTAAGCTGTGAAGACAGCGACCTCCGTCTGGCCGGTTCGGATTCGTACCTCGCAGAGGTCTTTCCTCGTTACCAGTGCCGTCACAATGACGGTTAAACAGATGACGATCAGGGCGATTAGCATCGCCTTTTGCTGCTTCATAGCCTGCTTCTCCTTGCCTTTCGGCACGTAAGAGGCTAACCTACGTGTGTAGAGCATAGATATGGCCTCAGATTAATGTTAAGCGTCTTGCCGGACGCGTAATGTTAACTGGGGCTTTTCTCTATCTGCCTTTTGGTGTTCATGCCTGAGACAGATAGCCTCAAGCACCCGCTGCAATTCTACTTAACTCTCCTTTTCCCGCAAACCGTTTTTATCCCCAGCGGCAAATCGAATACACCACCAGCGCCACCGCCATCGCAATTCCTACCGTTGTTAATGCTTCAGGCCAGGTCATCGTAAAATATCCTCCACGCTTATCAGTCCGTTCCGCTCCAGATAACTCATCGCCTTATCCGGTAATTTGCAGTCTGGCTTCGCTTTCCTCAGTTGCCAGGTTAACTGCTTTACCAGCATGGTTAACTCATCGACCAGACGCTGATATCCCACTGGTTTGTATTCATGCAATTTACCGGCTGGCTCTGCTGCCAGCGATACCAGTGCGATTTCCAGAACAGCAATATCCATCTTATATGTGCGGATGATGTCATGGTCGATTGTGCCCGGTATGCACAGTCTCTGTGCTTCAATAGTCTCCTCTGCGTGAGCTATTAACTGCTCTCTGGTAAAAGTCGTCATGCCGTAGCCCCTTCTTGATATTTTTCAAACCAGAACACAACCGGCTCTGCTTCCAGCGATGCCAGCGCAATCCGTGCCAGTTCCATTTGTTCACCACGGGTAAGCCCGTTTTCAAGCGGGTTTTTAATGAACAATTCAATACGTTCTTTGGTAATAGTGGTCATGTGTTACTCCTTAACCCGCAGTGCTTTCAACTGATGAGGGGAACAAAATCTTTTCATCAAACCCTGCATTCATATCATGGACAGCAACACACCAATCCATTGACGAACGATTATCAAGAGCCTCCATGATTTCATCCATGCGGCGCAGGTCATACAGGTAAATGCTTTTATCGCCAATGGTGTAAAAACCAATTTTTTTCGGTGATGGACAGCGATCAAGAACGTCCTGTAATTCGTTCAACCATGCCTGTTCTTTTTTTGTCAAAGTTGCCATATCAGTTTTCCTTATACGGATTAATTTTATTGTGCAGTGTGTTGAACGGAGCCCATACCACGTCGTTATACAATTCAATAACTGGCTCAATTATTTTTCCGATTCCCCATACCAGAATTAACGGGGATATCGGTATCATCAACACGATAAACAGAATGAGAAACAAAAATTCTGTCGCTCTACTTTTTCGCGGATATTCTTTTCTGAATAATGTAGGCACATCACTCTCCTTTGTTGCTCCTCAAAATTTTATGCCCTGGCGCAAAAGCACGCGTTTTGTCGGCACTTATTCGCCACCCATCTTTACGTGCCTCTTTTGCACAGCCAGCCCATGACGTACCGATATACTCACCAAAATCTGGCGACTGATATTTGCCATCCGTACACTGGCGGCAATCACAATAGAGATGCATGGTATAACTTGCGGCAATACCCATTCAGCCTCCTTTGATGCCCGTGTTTACAACCAGGCAGGCCTCCTTGAGTACCCAGTCAATAGCGTCTTTCCATGCTCCGGTTTCAACTGGCGGATCCTCACGCCGTACCTGTTCATAAAAGCGCACAGCTTTAACCAGTCCTTCTGATGTCACCGAAGCTGGCGGGGCCGTGAATAACGCCTGAATTTCATAGTTTGGTCTGTCGTTACAATCCTCTTTTGTCGGGACATATTTCCAGTCACCAACCCACTGCTTCCCCTGAAAGTCTGTAACGCCTTTTTTCACGTAGCGATATCGCCATGCCACTGGTTTTGCCTGCCCTACCTTTTCATGCCCTTCCTGATAATTAATCTCGCTCATTCATCGCCCCACTCATCACAATATGCTTCGACCGGTGTTTTCCCTGCTTCATAATCATCACGCCATGCTTCAGCATCAGCGGCACTTCCACCGCGTAACTCTGCATAATCCATTAACAGTTCATGCCATTCTTCAAAACTGGCGTTATATTTAGTTGAACCAAAATCAGCCATTTTGTTCTTCCTCTTCGTCTTTTATTTCGTGGTATGAGTAATTGCAGTAGTTAAAGAAAATATCTTTAGCTTCATCCTGTATTTCATCTGGTGTTGCATCATCATCCACTTCGAATTCATCCTCGAAATCTCCACCGGCTATTCCCGTTTCAATAATTATTTTGAATTTTCGCATTTCACTACCGCCCTTTCGGACGGCCTCCTGATGTTCTGAGGGTGCAGAAATCCCTCCGGTTAAGGATTTGATTTTATTTACAGTGCTAAATTTAATTATTCAGTTCTGGATTTTGTCGCCCTGCATATCCGCGCTTTCGCGTTACGCTCAATCTGAATTAACTTTTCTATATTTTTCCGCCTTTCCTGTTCCTCCTGGCGCAATAGCCTTACATCATCTGCCAGTCTGGTTTCTCTTTTCGCCACAGAGAGCATCCAGTCAAACGGCTCCACAACTGCACCGCAGATTTTACAGCGGACCTGACGCTCTTTTTCGTCAACCCGAACAGAGGCGTGATGACAATATGGTCTTTCCGATGGCTCATAAAGAAAATTAACCTGATTACGAGGGTCATCCTCTTTTACCGGAAATAAAACGATATTGCTTAACTCATCCTCTGGTTTTATTTCCATGCTCCTCTCCTTTGATGCGAATGCCAGCGACGCGTAATGCGTGTTCTAAGTCAATCAGGTAAAGCCAACTGCCATTTTCTTTAGGTATCATGACATGTCGCTCATCTGCATTTATCGGGTGTCCATATCGAAGGTCGTAGCGAGTCGGTAATTGAACTTCCCGCGCTTCCAGTTCAGCAATACGCTTGCTCCCATCAGAGATAACGCCTTCGTAATACTCACGCTGCTCTTTGAGTTGTGATTTTGCTTCTTCCAGTCCATCCAGCAAATCAGCGATAATATCCGCTTCCCGATGACGGATGTGACGCTTAAACGCAGCAAGAGCCGCATCACAATCCCGTTCAGCATTTGGGCTGTCCGGGATAGCCTGATACCACGCCAGCGTCGACTGATAGTTTTGTGCTGCCTCACGAAGCGCCTCATAGTTAACCTCTCTCATTGAGCCACCTCCTGATAAATCACTGCATGCCCCAGTTTCTCCGCCAGTGCCAGCTCTGCCTTAGCGCCCGCTGACCGCTGCCAGCCATTCAGCATGTAAATCGCATCCACACAACGAATCATTGCCATGCAAATATCCATGTAGTGCGGCTGTGTCAGCCCGTCCGGAAGTACTGCCGGGTTTAAGACGGTATGCCCTTCCCGTTTCAGTTCCTCTTCCGCCTTGTGAAACGCCTCACGGTTGAAATTTTCATATCCCGTCATTGGACCGGCAATATAAACTCTGACCCTCACTCCATCACCTCCTGAAAGTTTCCCCGATAGAACGCCAGCACACGCTGCATAACTTCGCTCTGGCGGCACTCACGACAAATTATGTTCTGCCGTCTGTTGTAACGACGTATTTCTCCGTCAGGTAACTTTCGAATCAGTGTCGGGTCAGCAGCCTTCTCCGGTGTCTTACGCCATACGCGATACGCCTGCTCTGATGGAAATACCCCGCAACCAGAGAGCCAGACATCACCACTGGCCGCAAGCGCACCAGATAAACGACGAATAGCGGTCTTACTGACACCCGTTTTATCTGCCAGTTGTCGAAAAGTTTCTCGTCCGCTCAGGCGCACGAATTCCACAATGCGCGCCTTCACTTCTTCCCGCTCTTCTGGTGTAAATACTTTTGCCATAAGCGCCTCCGGCAATCACTTTTCCGATACAACACGGCGGGAAGAATCAGTAATCTGTCGAACAATATCCCGGTGCTTGTTCACCTCCCGCAGCGCGGCGCAGACTCGCTCCCACTTCTGAACATCACTTTTCGCCCTGCGCAGCGCCAGGTTTGCCCTGCGAAGGGACGGAAAAATCAGCTCATCTGCTTGCGTTTCGGTAAACGATGGCAACGGCTGCACAATGTCCGCCACAGTTTCTGTTTTAATTTCTTCCTGTGTTGCGGCTTCCCGGACTGGTAACGCAGCACCTGCTGGCTGAGGAAAGGCCTTACCATCACTTTCCGTTACCAGCGCGGCTTTCGGCTCTGCTGGTAAATTATCGCCCGGCATGCAGTAACGAAATTTATCGTTCTGATTAACGCGTGCCAGCCGCCCCGTTGCGGTTACCACCGCCAGCGTGGAGGCAACCTTGCGAGTACTGACGCCGAACTTACCCGCCAGTTCCTCACACGTTTTAGCACCATCCTGACCGATAAACTCAATCATCATGTCTGCGGTAACTTTTTGTTCGACCTCCCCGGTCAGCATATCCTGTGCTTCAGATTTTACTGGCCGCTCTTCGGTTACCCGGGATTCACCTTCGCCAGCCAGAAACCAGGTGTGACCAGTTTTATCAACGACGCCATTTCTTTTGAGTTCCCACAGCTCGTTGAGAACCTCTTCACGACTGATATCAAGTCGCGCGGCCAGTTCTACCGATGTGGCTTTTCCCATTGCTTTCAGTGCGTCAAATACGGTTTCCATTAAAATTTCCTCCGACAAAATCGTTTCTCAGATTCAAATAAAACCAGCTGCCTTCCGGCGTTCGTATTCCTGTTTCAGCCGTTCAATTGGCGTTGGCCCTTGCGGGTGTTTCGCCCCTTCCAGTTGTCGTCGCACTGGCGGAACACTCATCCCGTTACCAACATGCTTTGCCCATTTCGTCAGTTGCCGTTCCGCAAGTCGTTTTAACTCACCCTGCGTCATCTGGCGCTCAATCCCTCTGGTACGCATTTCGAGGCAGATGTGGTACAGCACAGGCTGAGGCCACGGATATTTGTCGCTTCCGTCATATCGCCAGGACTCATCACGCCAGCGGCGGTACTCCTCCATCACAGCATCCACCGTCAGGCCAAATGGATTGGCCCCGCTTTCTGAAATCAGCGCCACAAACTCAGCCAGGTCCGGAGGCCATGTTTCACCCGCCCGGCAGCGGTCCATGCACTGGCGGCAGACCTGTCGGATTTGCTGCTCAGTCATCGCGCCAATCTGTGCAATCCAGAGCTTCGAAGGTGCGGCCCCGTTCTTCTGGGTCCAGCGGTTCGAATAAACCTCCCCCATGAGTTCCCACAGCTTCCAGACCGTTTCCGTCGCTGATAAATCCGTTTTCACGTTCCCACTGCTCACGTGCTGCCCGAATTTCCTGAACTGCCCGTGATGCGGTGCCACCTGGTGCTGCTGCATGGTTTACCCCCTTGCTGACTGGCTTAACCTGCGCCCTGACGTGATTTACGTGACGGGCGAATTTCTGCTCCCACTGAACCTGCGTGAAAACTTTCCCCTCCGCTGCCCAGTAGTCCCGGAAAGCGGCAAGTTCAGCAGGTGTAAATTCCGGCTCCGGCAAAGCCATCCCCCACAACGCAGCCCGTCGTCGAAAATCCGGCGACGGATGCCAGTCATCGACCATCGGAAATTTCCCGATGGGTTCGCTCAGTCCATCCAGGGATGCAGGTTCTGCTGCCTGCAACGGCGTACCACTCGACTCACTGGTCGGAGCACTCTCGCGCACGTGCGCGTTATGTGTGGGGTTTAATTCTTTATCTGTATCTTTATCTGTCGTGACTCGTCGTGACATGTCGTGACATATGCGTGACTCGTCGTGACACCCCTCATTCTGTTTTCGTAATTTTTCCCTCTCGCGCTGCGCTCTCTTGCGCTCTGCCGGGGATTTCGCGGTTTGTGAAACGTTGCCATTGTCCTCTTTCAGTACCTGGCGTTTTTCCCATCCGGTGATTAAATCTCCATCAAGTACCCGCCCCTGCATTGCCTGTAAAATTGAATCAATTACTTCTTCCGTCACATCAAGCGCACTTGCTAAATCTTCCGTCGTGACATCAATGTGACCACGTAGTGACACGCCGTGACATGTCGTGACATTTCGTGACGCGCTCACCAGAAGGTGGATATACACTGCCATCACTGTTGCAATTGGCTGCCCTGACACCCTGGCAATTGTTCGCCACTTAGGGTCATTTGGCATGTCATGCCATAATCTGAGCCAGGCGTTAGCCATACTCACCTCTTCTGATACCGAATCTTTTTACTCACAAATTGCCGGAAGTGATCCGGTATGAATATTGCGAGTCAATGCACAGCCACAATATTTCCTGCAGGGCCACCACGATTCATCTGGTTGAAACCAGCGATCGCCACTGCGACAAAATCATCAGCGTCTCTCACCAGTCGTTCCCGCGTCTCCACCAGCTCCCGAAAATAAGCTGAACTGTGGCTGCGCATTCGGGCCACCAGCAGAGGCGGCATTGCTTTTTCGATCGCTGGTAACAACGCCTGAATTTTTTTAACCGCATCAGGAGTGTCTTTCTCCACCCAGCGGAAAATTTTCTGGGTATTGCGAGCCAGGGCTTCCGGATGGCTGTCGTCATATAATTCCGGGAACGTCATACCAAGCTCAAAATAAGCCCGGGTTATTTCAGCTGCCGGAACTTTTTCACCGTCCGGATGCGCCCAGGCATTCATCGCCATGCGGATGTGCTCATGCCTGATTTTCATGAATCAACTCCGATGCATTTGGTGTGTTAGCCTTGAATCCAACAGGTAAGCCGTCGGTTGGATTCGGGTAAATATCAGGCCGGAGTTCATGAGGTGGAACCTCGAAATTCGTTACTTCAGCAACACGTAATGCTTTTTCAGGGCTGAATCTTTCATAGCCCCCAGCACTCGACTTACATGCACCTGAGATAAACCCGTTAGCTTCCCAAACTGTAGCTGGGTGATATGTTTCTCTTTTAAATAGTCTCTTAAGTTCATAGCCAACCTTCTACGTTATGCCTCGATCAAATATTAGCCCCGCTAATTTTAAAGATCAATAGCCAGACTATCTTTGATAATATTGGTAAAACAAATAAACTCTATGTATGAAAAAAACACGCGAAGTGATTGCAACTCCAGAAGCGAGCAAGAATTTAAAAGCCGCATGGAATGCAAGAAAAAAAGAGCTGAAGCTGACTCAAGAGCTGGCGGCTGAGTTGTTGGGATTCGAATCTCAAGGCACCGTTAGCCAGTATCTGAACGGCAAGATACCGGTAAATACCGACGCTGCGCTAAAATTTGCGGCTCTGTTAAAGGTAAAACCAGAGGACATTCGAGAAGACCTTAAAGACTTAATGAATTATGTAAGATCATCAGATACTTATGATGATAACTTTTCAGGCAAAGGATGGAGGCTGGTCAATGAAGAACAGGCAGAGTTACTTAACCTCTTCGAGATTCTACCTGCGTCAGAAAAAGCCAAACTCCTTAACCAGCTACGTGGACTAAACAAGCTCTACGAGGAAGCCTTCGAGAACATGCTGGCACTAAAGAAACGTAACCAGTAGCCACCGCTCACTACCCCATCCACAACAAAAAAACCGACGTCTTAGTCGGTTTTTTTGTGCCATAACTTCTGCAAATCAGCTGTATAACTAATATTTTTCCCTTGAAAAAACATTTACATAGTTACCAAATCAAAAATATCATACGCCATACTGTTGACTTAAAATATCCGCGTTACTAATATTTCTATCAAGAACAGCACGGCGCTGTAGGTTTTAGTTCCGCCACCCGGCGTTAAGGGGAAATGAGGTCAGCATGGATACTATCGAGCTTGGCAACAACGAATCTCTGGTGTACGGCGTGTTTCCCAACCAGGACGGCACATTCACCGCGATGACGTATACCAAAAGCAAAACGTTTAAAACCGAAAATGGTGCCCGTCGCTGGCTGGAAAGAAACTCAGGTGAGTGATATGGATTTCGACACAATCATGGAAAAGGCTTACGAAGAATACTTCGATGGTCTTGCCGAAGGCGAAGAAGCTCTCAGCTTCAGTGAATTTAAACAGGCGCTTTCCAGTTCGGGAAAATCTAACGGCTGATAAGCGAAACAGCACCGCGAGGAATCAGTATGCAGAAACGAGAACCCGTCATCATCGCGCCAGACTATACCGATGATGAACTTTATGAGTGGATGCGCCAGAAAATTAATGCAGTGCAGGATCTGAAATGGGCCAATGAAGCCAGGACTAAGCAGGCTGAAAATCTGTCCGCTCTGGAGCAGGATATCACCAGGCTGGAAAAAGCAGCGGCATTAAGCATTGCCAGAATGGTTACATACCCACGTTAATAGCTAACCAACGAGGCTAATAATGGAATTTAAAGATTTACCAATGCCATTCCAGGAAATGGCAGCGAATATAGTTCGTTCCCAACTGGCGACTCTTGACCTGAGTACCGTAGAAAAAGAAACCATCGATACTATATCCGGTAACGTGCGTCGTGCCTTTATCGGTCTGTACGAAGAGAAGCAGCTCTCTGATAACCAGGATTTACATGAAAAATACTTCCTGGATCTAATGGACATCATTGATAAGGGGTTTGGCTTGTTAATGAAAAAGAAAGGGATTCGAATAGAACCCCTTGAAAATTACTTTGCAACAAAAAGCATTAATTCTTTTGATTCAAAATAAGAGAATTAATTACAGACTTAACATGCTCTTTCTCATGATTGAAGCTCTCATGATTGAAAGTGCCGGGTTGAAGCGAGTCGATATAATCAACAAGACTCTGTCGTACGACTTCATTTTTATCCATAACAGATGCAAGAAATGAAATTGCTAAAAGAGTTATATCACTACGCGCCGCAGCATGCTGCAATGCTTTATCAAAATTATTAATCTGGCGTATCAGGGAGTTAATGATTTCATCATTTTCAGTCGACATTTCACCCTCCTGAGGGTTGGTGATTAAGGAGTTCTCCACGGGTGAGGTGGAGTGCGTGCGCCGGACACGGGTGAGCATCCGGCACTGACAGTTTACTGAAAGGATATTTCCCTGAAAAGTCAGACCATAACGCGAAAGCGCTCGGCGAGGTAGCTGGTTCATAGATAGCCTGTCGTTAAATTTTCGTCGACCGTGCGCTTCCGGTTGTGGCAATCCGCGAAATGGCGCGGCGGTAAGTATGGCGGGGTTATTCCTTCCCCGTTGAGGACACCGGGTTGTCAGGTTGACCATACGCTTAAGTGACAACCCCGCTGCAACGCCCTCTGTTATCAATTTTCTGGTGACGTTTGGCGGTATCAGTTTTACTCCGTGACTGCTCTGCCGCCGTTTTTAAAGTGAATTTTGTGATGCGGTGAATGCGGCTGAGCGCACGCGGAACAGTTAAAACAAGCGGTCTTTTACGGGCGTAACGGGAATGCTCTGTATCCGACGTTAATTGTTAACTGGTTAACGTCACCTGGAGGCACCAGGCACCGCATCAACAAAGTTCACTTCGGTGATGAAAGGTAGAGAAAATGTTGAATGTAGCTATTGAAAACCAGAACGGGTGGAATTATAGTGCACCTGCACCTCATAAAACGGGTGCCGGGCGTGGAAACCCGAAATCATTCACGGCGCATAACCGCGCTCAGGCGGTTTTTTTATGCGTTAAGCACAGCCACATTCGCATTATGGTGGGGCGTGCAGGGCAGCCGCAAGGCTGGCCGGGTTCCGTGATGACCGGTATTTCCACCCCTGTACGTCTCACCACCCTTATGGTCGTGGAAAACCTCGGTGGTGAGTTAATCAAATTCATCGCGGAGGCTGCCATCATGGCTACTATCCTTACCCTTTCTCACCCTGACGTAACCATCGAAAATGGTCGCGCTGTCACTACGTCTGTTGCGATCGCCGAGTTCTTTGGCAAACGCCACGAACGAGTGTTGGATAAAATTCGCAATCTGGACTGTTCAGCAAAATTCACTGAGCACAATTTTGTGTCAAGCGAATACACCGACTCAACCGGGCGCAAACTCCCAATGTACCAAATCACCAAAAACGGCTTCGTTTTCCTGGTGATGGGCTTCACTGGCAAAAAAGCCGCTGCATTTAAAGAGGCATACATTGCTGAGTTCGACCGCATGGAAGCAGAACTGCGCCAGAATAACGCCCCGTCTCCCGACAAAATGATTCACGGGGACGGACGCACCCTGGTTATCCGTCTCGACGAACACGGCAATATCAAATTCACTGAAACCGTTCCTGACGACGCAATGGTCTGCACCCTGGATACCTTCCGGTTTTATCTGGAGAAACAAGGATGGACTCTTGTAAACCGGAGCGCAATTAAAAATATGACTGTGGAGCAATTGCTAAAAATTCATTGTTGAGGACGCGATAATGGAAACGTCACTACCAAACGTTAATACGTCTGACGGGTGCTTTAATATTGGTGTTCTGCTCAGTAACAGGGATTTCACCGAGGATGCAATCAATATGAGAAAATATGAACCCTACCTGCTGAATGACAATTCCATACTCTCCAGAATTGCCCTTCTTAAACTCGGTATTTTCGGAGAGTGGCGATGAACACATTATTCGTACTCATTCTGACTGTACATCTCAATACTGGTGAGTCGCTTGATGCAATCACCGGCATGTACAACTCAATGAAAGAATGCATGGCTGCCGCAGCGGAACAGAAAATTCCCGGCAACTGTTATCCGGTCGATAAAGTTATTCACATGGACAATAACGAAATCCCGGCAGGATTAAAAACAGCGCCGTAATTAATATCCAGTTTCATTTTTATATGCCAGCAATGGCAGGGATTTGTTCACCCTTAAATCTGTAATGAGGTAAAACAAAATGAGTAAAGTCTTTATTTGCGCCGCCATTCCGGACGAACAGGCAATAAAGGAAGAAGGTGCCGTCGCTGTAGCCACTGCCATTGAAGCCGGTGATGAACGTCGCGCCCGCGCAAAATTTCACTGGCAATTCCTGGAACATTATCCGGCTGCTCAGGACTGCGCTTATAAATTTCTTGTCTGCGAGGATAAACCCGGTATACCCCGCCCTGCCCTAGATTCCTGGGATGCTGAATATATGCAGGAAAACCGCTGGGATGAGGCGTCTGCTTCCTTTGTCCCGGTTGAGACTGAATCAGATCCGATGAACGTCACTTTTGACAAGCTGGCCCCTGAAGTACAGAACGCTGTCATGGTTAAGTTCGACACATGTGAAAACATCACCGTTGATATGGTGATTAGCGCGCAGGAACTGTTGCAGGAAGACATGGCAACATTCGACGGACATATCGTTGAAGCGTTAATGAAAATGCCAGAAGTTAACGCCATGTATCCGGAGCTTAAGCTGCATGCCATCGGGTGGGTTAAGCATAAATGTAAGCCTGGTGCCAAATGGCCCGAAATTCAGGCAGAGATGCGCATCTGGAAAAAACGTCGCGAAGGTGAACGCAAGGAAGCCGGAAAATACACGTCTGTTGTTGATCTCGCCCGCGCCAGAGCCAATCAACAGCACACTGAAAATTCAACAGGAAAAATCAACCCGGTCATTGCTGCCATTCATCGCGAATACAAGCAGACATGGAAAACACTGGATGACGAACTGGCCTACGCTCTCTGGCCTGGTGATGTGGATGCCGGAAACATTGACGGCAGCATCCATCGCTGGGCAAAAAATGAAGTTATCGACAACGACCGCGAAGACTGGAAGCGTATCTCGGCATCAATGCGCAAACAGCCTGATGCCCTTCGCTACGACCGCCAGACTATTTTTGGCCTTGTCCGTGAACGTCCGATCGACATTCACAAAGACCCTGTGGCACTGAACAAATACATTACTGAATACCTGACTACAAAGGGCGTGTTTGAAGATGAAGGAACAAATCAGAGCGCAACTGATACTCTCTCGTCGCCAGTACCAGAAACTGATGCAGTGGAAACGGCAATTCCGGACAACGAAAAAACCGAATGCAAAGTGGAAGTCGAACCATCTGTAGAACGTGAGGGGCCGTTCTACTTCCTCTTCACCGACAAGGATGGCGAAAAATACGGTCGCGCAAACAAACTTTCTGGTCTGGATAAGGCGCTGTCTGCTGGGGCTACTGAAATCACGAAAGAAGAATATTTCGCCCGCAAAAACGGTACATACTCAGGTTCACAACAAAATACTGGTGCATCTGACACGACCGCACAACCAGGGTCAGTAAAAGTTACCGCTGACGAAGTAAACAAAATTATGCAGGCAGCCAATATCAGCCAGCCTGACGCCGATGAACTGCTTGCAGTATCACGTGGTGAATTTGTTGAAGGGATTAGCGACCCGAATGATCCGAAATGGGTTAAGGGGAACCAGACCCGCGATTCTGTGAACCAGAACCAGCAAGAAACGGAACAGAACGACCAGAAAGCGGAACAAAACAGCCCAAATGCGTTACAAAACAGCCCAAATGCGTTACAAAACGAGCCAGAAACGAAACAGCCTGAATCAGTGGCGCAACAGGAAGTGGAAAAAGTCTGCACCGCCTGCGGTCAGACCGGCGGCGGCAACTGCCCTGATTGTGGCGCGGTAATGGGCGACGCAACATACCAGGAAACATTCGATGAAGAGTATCAGCCTGAAGTTCAGGAAGATGATCCGGAGGAAATGGAAGGCGCTGAACATCCACACAAGGAGAACACTGGCGGCAATCAGCATCACGATAGCGATAATGAAACTGGCGAGACGGCAGATCACTCAATTAAGGTGAACGGTCATCAAGAAATCACATCCACCAGCAGGACGTGTGACCATCTAATGATCGACCTTGAAACCATGGGAAAAAATCCTGATGCCCCGATCATCTCAATAGGTGCAATATTTTTCGATCCGCAAACCGGAGATATGGGACCGGAATTTAGTAAGACTATCGATCTGGAAACTGCTGGCGGAGTCATTGATCGGGACACCATTAAATGGTGGCTTAAGCAATCACGCGAAGCGCAATCTGCCATTATGACCGATGAAATCCCGTTAGATGATGCACTGTTACAATTGCGGGAATTTATCGACGAAAACTCCGGTGAATTTTTTGTTCAGGTTTGGGGAAATGGAGCCAACTTCGACAACACGATTTTGCGCCGTTCATACGAACGGCAGGGGATCCCCTGCCCGTGGCGTTACTACAACGATCGCGATGTACGCACAATCGTTGAGCTGGGGAAAGCCATAGACTTCGATGCCAGAACGGCTATTCCATTCGAAGGTGAGCGCCATAATGCACTTGATGACGCCCGTTACCAGGCAAAATACGTTTCAGCTATCTGGCAAAAACTGATCCCAAATCAGGCTGATTTTTAATGTTCAACCCCGGTCGTTGCCCACCAGCTATAGTGGCGGCGACCATGATTAGCGAACGACGCTCATGGCAAGACTTATTCTGCTCACTGAGTGGGCAAAAGAGGAATTCAGTGAACCGGTCCCTACTCCGAGTACGTTAAGTAAATACGCTAAAGCCGGAATGATATTTCCTCTCCCCAAAAAAGTTGGAAGACGCTGGCGAGTGGATCCGCAAGCTCGCTTTGTCGGAATGGTAAACAAGCCGGAGGTGATCGCCACAGATCACCCTGCTTTGAAGAGGATACTGGAAGATGGCGCGCCCGCGAAAATATAAAACCGATGTTCCGGGATTATCTCCGTATTTTGACAAAAGAAATAACAAAGTTTACTGGCGTTACAGGCATCCCATAACAGGCAAAAATCACGGTCTCGGCAGTATTGACCAGAAACTGGCAGAAACTATTGCAGCAGAAGCGAACAGCCGTCTTGCCCGGCAGCAAATGGAACAAATGCTCAGTCTGCAGGAGAAAATTATTAGTGATACCGGCGGTTCATCAACCGTTACCATTTTTCTGAATAATTACAGAAAAATTCAACAGGAAAGATATGAAAACGGCGAGATCAAACTCAACACGCTGAAACAGAAAGCGGCCCCTCTCAGGGTATTTGATGAACGTTTTGGCACCAGACCGTTAGATGCCATAACCGTAAAAGATGTGGTATCAGTACTGGAAGAGTACAAGGCCAGAGGACATAACAGAATGGGACAAATTTTCAGGAAAGTACTGATCGATGTTTTCCGGGAAGCTCAGCAAACGGGCGATGTCCCGCCAGGCTTTAACCCTGCAGAATCAGCAAAAAAACCGCAGGTGCGGATATCAAGACAGCGACTGACTTTTGATGAGTGGATGATGATTTATAACGCAGCGGAAAAGAATGGTTACTTTTTACAGCGCGGTATGCTGCTGGCACTGATGACAGGCCAGCGCCTTTCAGATATTTGCAAAATGCAATTTTCGGATATCCGGGATGGTTATCTTCATGTCGAACAGCAAAAAACAGGAACCCGGATTGCCATCCCTCTGGCTCTGCGTTGCGATAAATTAAATCTCACCCTGGATGATGTAGTGTCATCCTGCCGCGATTGCGTTCTTAGTCCGTGGCTATTGCACCACCATCACGCGAAAGGGACAGCTAAGCGCGGCGGGATGGTTAAGCCAGCAACATTAACCGTTGCATTTAAAAAAGCCCGGGATTCTGTGGATTACAACTGGCGTGCTAATGGCACCCCACCCTCTTTCCATGAGCAGAGATCTTTATCAGAGCGATTGTTCAGAGAGCAGGGGGTTGATACCAAAATTTTGCTAGGCCATTCGAATCAAAAAATGACCGATATTTACAACGACGCACGCGGTAAGGAATGGAAAAAACTGGTCATTTGA